ATAAGTCTTGCATTGTGCGGTCTTTATTAGGTGGCTGTTCTCCATCTCCACCCTCTGCTTGGTTCTGTGTATCTTTGTTGATTATACTGTCTTGATATGCCTTAACCATTTCTCCGCTTCTCGCTACAACATCGTTAGGGTCATCAAAAAATGGAATTGCATCAACTGTATCTTTAAGACTAAATCCGTGGCTTATCAATGTTGCCATAGCGTTAACCTTAGTTGACATTTCATAAGTTTTTTGTCGCTTAATGTTAGGTTTTACATCTCTTGCCCTTAATTTAAGTAATGGATTATTGCTGTTAATATTGTTTGACAGCTTAATGGCTGCAAGAACAACTTTTATCTCTTCCATTTTGCAACCATCTGTAATTAATTGCTGTTTTGCTGCTGCTGTTTCAGCCTGTGACCAGCCTGTTGCATCTGACATTGCAACTCCTGTACTGCCACCGCTATTATCATTTCGTTGTGGCACATTGCATTTTTGCAAGATTATCTGTCGCCTTGATTGGATATTGTTAAGCATACCTGTGTAATCGTAATTGATTGCAAGTGGCTCAACTATTGGAGTTTTGCCATCTGCTGATGTATAGGTCTGCATCCATTCTCCAGATTTTGGTTTCCTTACTTTTTCAGTAATGCGTTGCGTTCCATCTTTATCAACTGTTGTTTCTTGTTCAACTGGGAAATCAACATCGTTTGTATGCCATACTGCTTGTGTGTTCTGTTCAACATCATTTGTAAAATCTGAAATGAGTAGGTTTAAGTTATCCATTTCAGATATTTGCCGTTCAAAACAGCCCATTCTATCAAATGACCTTGTGTATTCAATGATAGGAATTTTATGTAATGGGTTCTCTTCTCCGCTTCTCTCCAAAAACCCCCATTTTGTTTTCTCTTTACTTTTTCCGTTAGTAATTTTTACCCCATCCGTAACTTCATATCGAATATCTTTTGTAAAACAGGTGTAATATCTTGTACCACTATGTTTGTCTTTGATATAAGTACCTGCAAGAATAACCCTCTTATCACTATAAGCTGTTGACCTTACAACAAATGTTGTTCTTGGGTCTAATATGTCATATGTGAAATAGCTTTCCCCATCCTCATATTCTGTATTCACATCAATAAGGACATATCCAACGCCACCGATTTCAACATATCTTGCAAGTTCCTGTTGCTTCTGCCTTGCGTTCTGCGATTCGTAGCAACTGTTTAATTCTGCTATAGCTTCTGTAAGGTTAGAATCCTCATTATCGCCATTCTGAACAAGTGTTATAAAGTTCCCCCATTTAAAGCCTAAATTAAACTCTGTGACCTCGTTAGCCACATTATCACAGCACTCACAGTCAATGTCTGGTCTGTAAGTCTTTGGATTCTTCCTAACTATTGGCTGTATTCCTGCGTCATAATCAAGAAGAAACTGTATTCTGTTGGAATTAATATCATGTTCCAAAATTGCTTCACGCAAAATTGGTATTATATTGTCAGGTGTTATTTCTTTTGCACCTGTATAAATAGCAATTCTTCCTGTCTGCATTGTCTACACCTCTAATAAAATGTCATACCGCTTGAACTTCTGCTTTGTGGTATTTCCTTAATCTGAAAATCATCATCATCGTTAGGCACATACCATATCCATTTGTGGCAATGCTTGCACGCTAATTTATGTGTTCTTGGGTCTTTGCTGTCTGCCTTAGTCAAAAACTTGTGGCAGTTCGGACACATAATTGATTTATCTTTATTCATATTTCTACCTCGTTGCATAACAAAAAACACCGCTACAATTAAGTAACGGTGCCTCCGATAAGGAATATATTTATGAAAAACAGCTCTGTAATTTCTTACAGATACAGTATATCATTAGCGCAATATGACATTCTATGACATCTTTAAATATGTGTTACCATATTTTTCTTCAAATGCCTTAAGAGCTTTTCCATGAAGTCTGATAATTTGTCTCCATGAATATTTCATTTCTGTAGCGATAACCTCAAAAGTTTTCTTTTCGATATATCTTGAAAATAGAATATTATAGTAATCTTCATTCTCTATGCTGTCTATTTGCCCTATAATCAAGTTTTTCTTTTCAATGTATTCATCTATCATATTATCAAGATTGCGCTCCATTTCGTCAATTTTGGCGTATGTAGAGCCTATTTTATCTGGGTCAGATGATGATATTACCTTTTCTTCGTTTCCAATAGCCGATATGCTGCAAGAAAGTTCTCTAAGCTGTGTTATTTCTGTCAGCTTATTGTTTATCATTCTATTAAGTCTGCTTATTTGATTCAAATAGTCCTTAGTTGTCATATAAACCCTCCTCTTATATCGGACTTGATATTATTACTGTCTGCTTTATCCTATTTCCTTTTGTCATTCTTAATGCAAAGTTTGAGAAAACATCTGGAACATCATCTAATTGTTTCTTGCCTGATACCGAATACTGCTTTAATAATGACACCATCACTCCGTATGGCTCATTAGGCTTATAAAGTGATGCATCTTTAAAAATAATATGTTGCAATATCCAGTTGGAACATTGAAATATTCTTGCTTCCTTATTCGTTTCAGTTGGTGTATCAGTGATGTTACATATCCAGCCAACGCTCTCAACACGCTTATTAACTTCCATTGCAACTCTGTCACCGCCAGCATTACGCTCAAACTCGCACTCTTGTACTTTATTATTTACAAGCACTCCTGCGGCATTTCTGTATTGTTCTTCGTAATCCGCTGTGTTATCGCATACACAATCAATGCAGTAATAGTCTTCTCCGTGTTTCTGTAATACTGGCAGTACAAAATAATCCGTACCTTTGCCCTTAGTATCACATTGAGCTGTAACAATTTCTGGCTCGCCATGTGGCAAATTAAGGTATCTACGTATTTTGTCGTCAGGAAACAATAATCCCTCACGCTCGATAGGCTCCTGTTTGTATAAACACCTGTAAGAAATTTCATCCATTAAAAGCTGTTGGTCGGCAAAAAACTCTTTTGTGAATCCGCTATACTCATAATCAAAATTGCTCTCACCTGTTACCGGATCTACATCTGGCACAGCAATAGTCTTAACTCTTTTATTTCCTGCGTACATATTCTGTATTCTTCCGATAACATCATGTACGCTCCAACGTGTAGCAATATGTATCTCTTTGCAATTATGTCCGTCTGTATCTTGGATTTTTCTTTGTCTAGCATCTACCGCATATTTATCCCACAGCTTATCAAGTACCATAGGATTAAGTGCTTCTTCAATACCACCTATCATATCATCCACAAGTAAAAACTTACTTGCACGAACTTTACCGGCATTCTTACTTCCTACAGATGTACATTGTACGCTTGGAAATGGCTTATATTTGCCGATATTGAACTGCTCTAACTTTGCATTAGTGCTTGTAACTGTAAGGCTAGGAAAGATTTCGTTCCATGCATATTCATCAGCATTTGTAACAATATCGTATACACCATCATAATACATTCGTGTAATGTCGCCAGAATGGGAGTAAAAAAGGCAAAAATCATTAGGAAACCAACCAGCTACTAAAGCGTTAAACATCTTTTCGATAGTTGTCTTTCCCGCTCCAGGTATTAATGACACGCACAATATATCGTATTTATCATCAATCATGCCCTGTAAGGCTTCTATTAATCCCATTTTTAAGAATTGTTTGCGACGTGGCATATAAAATCGTTCTTTAGGCTCTCTTTTCTTTTCAAGATATCTAAATCCGCTATCAACAACTTTGTGTTGAGCTTCAATCAGTAAAATATCATAAAACCAATTAATCAGCTCATATTCCGTTTTATTTGCAAACGCATACTTTTCCAAATCCCAAATCGTGCCACCTGTTTTAGCCGTGCAGAAGTCCTCTATAAGCTCTTTTGCCCTCTTAGTGAGTTGTAGTCCATACTCATTATCTTTCTCGCCATTTATGGCTACACTGCAAGCGTCTACATAGGCATTAATTACCTGTTCATCTATTCCATTTTTCTCTATGTAATTTTCATATCCATTGATTGTAGAAATAAGGCTCTGACTAGCCATAAGAAAAGCACCTCCACTTTTAAAAAGCAAAGGTGCTTATAGACCTCTGCCTATAATTTTTCTAGGGTAGCGACTGCAATCAATCTGTAGCCGGTAATATATTTATTCACATTCTGAAAGTCTATCTTTTATAAACTGCTCCAATGCACTAAAGCCTTTTGGCTTTTCAATTCCTTTTCTTGCAAGTTCTGCAACTATTGTTTCCATTTCTTCTTTTACTCCTTGATAGGCAATTTTCATTCCGGATTTCATTTCGTCCATTTGGTTTCCTTTCATCGCAAACAATAGTCTGCTTCTTCTAATCTATCCGCTATTCTTGTCATTTCAATCTGTGTTCCGTTTTCATTCATTGTGCTGACAAATACATGTCTGTCACAGCCACTACTTGGTACACTGCCGAGTCTTATTTCCGTTTTATCATCCTCAAACTTGCAACATGTAAAACAGCTTTTAATTGTTCTGCCTTCATTTCATATACGTTATTTCCGACTGTCAGTTTCATTTTTCATAAATCTCCTTGTTTCTTCAACTATTTTAGAATCCCTAGCAAAATTCATTTCAATACGGCTTTGTGGCAGTCTGCCAAACTTTTTCAAAGCATATTTTTCTACTACTTCTCTTGAAATATCTATTCCAAAATTTCCCAATGCTTCTTCGGGCGGCGATTGATACCCTGATAAAGGATTGTCAATGTCATTCATTCCTCACAGGCCTCTATCTTTGCCGATAATTCTATTATCCGTTTCTTTAATCTCTTCTCTGTTGCATTGAAATCCGCAAGGCTTACAAACTCTTCATTTTCCTTGGCCTCTTCAAACGCCGAACAGAGTTTATTGTTTTTGTATCTGTATATAGGTATCGCATATATATCATTCATTCCTCATAAACCTCTCAAAATCTCTCCTGCACTTAGGACATAAATCAAAACTATTTCTTTCTCTTTGCGTTTTTCTCTTATAAATAACTCCACAGATACCAAGGCTGTATGATTGCTTTTCTACCTCAATATTTGCAACAGCACTATAGTTGTACTCGATTTCCACACTGCACCTGTCGCAAGTGTGCCATTCTTTTTGATGTTTCATTTTTCCGCCACCTATTCTATATGCTTAAATGTTCGCTACAATCATTGTCAAAAGAAATATAATACTTAAAAAGCCCACTTCTGCGACTTCTCTAATATTTTTGGATTTCTTTATGAGCCATAACGATAAGAGATAGTAAATAAACAATGCTATTTTGCACAATATCATTCTTCCACCAACTTTCTACCGCAAATAGGGCAATAAGCTATTTTCATTACCATTTCAACATTCATCTCTTTACTGCTACACACTGCAAAGGACGGACATTTATTCAAGTCGCAAGTAATTACAGGTTTATTTGACAACTTATCAATCTTAAATTTGCCATAATGTGTTATGACAGGAAATTTTTCCTCGCAAAATTTACACATATCACGTCTTCCCCCATAAATTGTCTGGTAATTCCTCGCCGCCATAAATCTTGTTAGCGTATTTCTTAAATGTCGGTACGCTACAACCTGCTACTTTTGCCGCTTTTACCTGTGAAGCCTGCCCCGATATGTACAGGTTAATTGCTTCATAAAACTTATCTTTGTTTAGTGGATGTACGCCCATAGCCATAATAATCACTCCTTACCATTCCTTGCTTTCACACCAGCTACTCTTACAAGCGTGATTCATAATGTTGATTAAAACATTCTCCGAAGAAAAATGAACTAAGCTGTAATCACATTGTGTTGAAAACTTTGTATTGAAATATTCATCAACTAACATCTTGTAGTCTGCATTATCGTCCATATCACTTATAACTGCATAATAGGTATCTGTATATCCATCACGCTCTATGTCAGTTTCTTTTGTTAAATTATCCACTACTCTTGATAAAACCTTATCTGTTAATGGGTAGTGATATTCTCCAGTACATTCTCCGTGTTTATCTAAAAAGTATTTAAAGAATGCTTCTGTATTTTCTTTGAGCGTTTCATCGTTAGTCCAATCGTAAGCTATCTTACCAGCTCTACTTATCATTCTTTCTTCGGCAACTTCCCAATCACTTTGAGAATATTCGCTTATCGGCTTAAACTCTTTCGCTTTTTTATCTTTGGGCAAAAAAGAATTGCACTGTTCTCTGTTAAGAGAATTACTTTTAGTATTTAATTCATTAGTATTTTGTATATTAATATTTAATTCATCAGTACTTAATTCATTAGTATTTAATTGTCCGTGGTTTTCTACCTGTTGACATTCAACCCCTAGATTTTCTGTATCTTGTTTTTCTATTTTCTGTTTATATGGTTCTTCGTAAACCTCGTAGGTGTACTTTATTCTTCCGCCATTGCTTTTTGTCGGGTTTTCCTTAGTAACCACAACATAATTATTATCCCTTAACTCATTTAAAGCCGATTTAACAGCTGTTTCATTCTCTTTACTTATTGCAACTAACCCAGCTATTGAATAATCCCAATTATCGGGCAATGAAAGCATTACAGACAATAATCCTTTTGCTTTCAAGCTTAAGCTCTTATCCCTTAAATGAGTATTACTCATAACTGTGTAATTTTTTGTTTTATGCACTCTGATTGTTGCCATATTGAATACCTCCGCTTGATATTATTTATGTATGCCTGTGATACACACTCCGCTTAATCAATAAAAACAACAAACAGGCACAGCGGAAGTGCTTTTCGCTTCGTCAAGCTAGTTTGTTGTAATCGGATAGACAGGACTTGAACCTGTGACTACTTGAATAAATCAAGCATTACTCCCAACTGAACTACTATCCGAAATACCGCCTGTAACGGCTATCAAGAAACAAGAACAGAAACAATAAAATATTAGGGGTATTTTAGTAAGGAGTGCTTCTTGATAAGTTGGTTTTCACATGACTGTGTATATACACGCCAAGCCCTCTCAAGCGGTCTTGCACCGCTTTTAACTGAACAAAATCCAAAGAGGTACATGAAAGGAGGACTACCTCAAAATGCAAAACATGGTAGTCTACGATAAAAGTAAGACGAACTACACCAGTCGGATTCGAACCGACGCATACAGAGGTCAAAGCTCTGTGCCTTACCGCTTGGCTATGGTGCATTAAGTGGCTATTCTCGGTATATATTCGCCACAAACCGCAGTGTACTATCCTTTGTAGCCATTATACTTTCATTGACCGACACGGCTATTCTGACAATTCTATGTATTTGTCAATGTACCACTTGGCTTTTTTAATATCCTCTAAGCCATTCTTCCTACCACTGCGGTAGTTATACTTGAAAGCATTGAGTAAACAGAATGTCTTGACAGCTTCAACGCCAAATATCTCAAGCATGACATCTATACACTCATATTTACCTGTTGCGTAATGGCTCGGATGATTAACATTGTCATTTACCGACTTTTCATTGATGCTAGGTGCAACATCTTTAAGTGGAATAAAATTATCAAACTTATCATCACTCTTAGCACCGTTATGTGTGCAATTATTACATGCGTATTCTGACTGAAGTCTACTTGCACAATTAATACAAAGTAATGGATATGAAATATCGCTCATTAGACATCACCTGCCTGTCTGTGATTAGCTCTGTAAGTATCAAATCCCTCTGGATATCTTGCTTTCAGCTTATCAATGTTAATCTGCATGATTTCATCAAGGTTCCAACCGAAGGATTCACAAAGCATTGCAAGATACCAACAAATATCGCCAGCTTCTTTCTTTGCATGGTCAATATCTAGCTGCTTTTCATGGAAAATCCACTTCTTGAGCATGTCGTTAAGCTCTCCAACCTCGCCAGATAAACCCAGTGCAGCATTAAGAACACCGCCTAATTCAATCTCTGGTGTATCTTCGCCACGATTGCCAATCTTTAAATCATTAATCTTATTCAGAAGCCTATCTGTAGACTTTTTATCGTTAGTACGCATAGCCAAAGCCTGATACTCTGCTCCCTGCATTTCTAACTCCTAACCTTTTTTATTTTTTGAAATTTTTTGGAATTTACTCGGCTGAATTAGCCGTTTTCTGATGTGTTTATTGAATATCTTATGAATAATTAAGATGTGTCTATTATACACCTATCTATCAGATTTGTACAGTAGATTTATTGATTATATTATATGGGTTATTATCAGGACTATATATTAATAAATATAATGGTTATTGTATATAGTTTAATAAATTATTATTGGTTGGTTATGTATATATAAATATATATAATAAGCCTTTTTATCTTTGGGGTTGGGAAAGCGACTTAGTTGGGCTCGCAATGCGTGTATATATAACCCCCACGCCCTGCGTTTGTATATCTTGCACAACGAAATCAGCCAGAGCGGAGCCATTGCACAATAAATAATTATCATGTAATCGCTGTCAATCCGCTTGTTTACTGGCTTTGTCGTGCTTTTATCGCTCAAATGTTCTGTTTTATCACTTCGCTAAAGTCTAATTTAGCGAAGTGATGTTATCGTGAGCCAAACGGCTAGAAACCGCTTGCTTACTGGCTTCGCGGGATTTCTTGTACATCTTGCACAATGATTTCTTGTTGTGCAATTTGACGAATATCAGAGCCTTGAGCGTTGCCAGATGTGCCGAGCTGTGGAAGGTCTGCGGCTGTTTTAATGGTCTTTGTGGTGTTTTCTCTGCTGACGCCGGGCAAGTTCCAAGCAAAATGTCTGTTAAGTATTGCAAGAATTCCAACCGGGTTTTTGTTACCTGTTGCGAGCTTGTTCGATAGACTTTCTTCACGAAAAATGCGCAATTTTTCCGCAAGGTCGAAACTTTTTGTACTTAGTTTTCTATCTTTCGTTCCCCAATCATATATAGTATCTCTATTAATTCCAGTTAATAAACTAAAACCTATAATACTACACTCTTTATCATATACAGCACATAAATAATAATATATATATAATATATACTCTACTTTATCATAATCATACATATTAAAATTATTATCCATAATACAATTAGTATTATTTTTATTAATATTCTTATTTAACTTTAATATGCTTTTATCATTGAAAACATATTTATTTATATACATTAAAGCGGCGTTCCATCTGCTCTGCGGTTCTTTGGTCATATCTTCGATATTGTGTTCTTGGCAGAATTGCGATAAATAAAGCTCTATGTCATTCTGAAATACTTCGGGTGTGTCTGGTGCTTCCTGTACTTTCTCCATGTGTTCCCCTTTCTGCTAGATCTGCTCCAGCTAATTATATTATTAATACAAATAAAAACACCCAACAACTATTATATAATTATCGGGTGTAAATCTTATATATTTAATTATTAGCATAATAACACAATAAATATAATTAATCAATAGGCATTAAAAAAGCGATGTATAACAATATACACCGCCTAAATCATATTATCTTCTTTCTTTAATCGTCTACTATTTCAGCCGCTAAAACAGCTATTCGCTGCTTCATTTCTTCGGTTGAACAGGTTTCGTTGTAATAATCGCCAGATATAAGCGTATAGTCGTCGGTACGCTGTTCTTCAACATTCCAACCGCCGCCATATGCCAAACATAAATTTCCATTTAACATAATACCAAGGCTGTCAATCTCCATTTGTGATTTAACAAGCTTTGTAATATATTCTTTTAAATAACCATCATAAGGCGTTTTAATACTATTACTAGCTTTTTTATCCTTTAAGCCACACCTTAATTTAATTATTTTTTTAAAGTCGTCTCTTTCCATCTTTTCCACCTTTTAACCTTTCTTATAAGCATATATGACAGTCTGTCACTTTTTCGCCATCTTTAATTTCTGGCAGTTCTACAATTCGCGCGCCTCTGTTATCTGTTGCATATGTACTTGGATAACTTTTTGAGTTAATAACTGCGCTTATGTATTCTCTTTTCTGCTCATCTTTCTTGATTGCTAAAAATAATCTCATATTCTGCACCTTTTCAGCCTTTCGGCTGCCCTTTCTTAATTTGTACCCTTATTATATAACGCTATCGTTATATAGTCAAGTGATATTTTATAATTCTTTTAACTATTTAGAATGGGCATTCGTCGGAGCTTGTACGGGTTAAAGCTTTCGCCTTTTCTGCTTCCTGTACTTTCTCCATTACAGCCGCCACAATAAAGCCATTAAGGCTATCGCCTGCCGCCGCTCTGATTCGTTCCTCATCTTCTTTTTTAAACCTTACAAGGCTTTTAAAATATGCTTTATTATCATATTTTTTTATAGCTCTTGCCTGTGCTTTAGATACTGCCATAAAATCAACCCCTTTTATAAAGATAACTTTATTATATAGTAGCGTTATATCAAAGTCAACATAAATATAAAGATAACTTTATTATATAGTAGCGTTATATATTTATATATAGATAGCTTTATACATATTGCACAATAAAAATATATAGATAGCTTTATATATTTGTTACATTTTGCGACTTGTAATTATATAACGATAGCTTTATAATAAGAGCATAAATAAAAGGCGGTTGCACTCCTACCAAGACACACAACCGCCACCAATCAAAAAAGAAAGGTAAGCCGATTATATCACAGTCGGCGAAATGGTACAAGATTATGACAGTTTACAGAATTAAAATTACAGGCACAGAATACAACGAAGATTACACATTCACAGAGCCAACAGAGGGAAGCATAAAAGAAGAAGTTAGTGCTATTCTGGAAGAGATGAAAAAAGGAAATATTGACAGTTTAGAAGTTAAAAGGGAGGCATAAAACTATGATGAACGAAACAGCAGAACAGAAAGAATTAAGAATATTCAATATTTATAAAAAGGACCTTGAAAAGCTAGGGCAGGAACACGGACAAATAAGAATGAATTGCATTGAATACGTTTGCAGCTTTCCAAAAATTAACCCTTTTAAAATGGCTAAGACCTTAAAAGATGACGGATACAACATACTTTTTGACGATTCTAGCATAAGCAGAGCAGAGAACGAAAAGAAAAGGCGAAAAGTTGAAAAAATCGCATAATTAGCAAGGTTGGCACCTCCGGGGTTCGATTCCCCGGCTTGCTCTCGTCCTGTAAGGGATAATATTAGAATATATGGAGGTTTTAAATTTGGAAATCAGCAGAATTAAGAAGATTTTAGATGCTCATAGCACGCCGTATTACATCAAGGGTGGTCACATTTTCGCGGATTGTATGTTTGCATTCCGTGAAAAATTCGAAATCGTGGAAGATGTAACAGATTGGAGCAAGTCGCAACTTTACACGTGGCTGGGATATTAACAGAAGGGGGTATATTATGGATTTTACAAACGGAGTCAAGGCGCTTGTTGTATTTGGACGCACAAAAAGATTCTGCCGTAGCCCTTTCCAGATTTACGATTTTTTAATTGAAAACGGTGTTGCGTGGGAATTGGCATTTGACGCGCAGGCTTGGGCGCAAACGGCGGATATTGGCGAATCGTACAACGAACAAAAATTTGATATTTACATAGAATAATTGCAAGGGCGTACAGTCTGCGCCCTTTTTGGCTTGCTCTGTTTTGGCTGGTTCGATTCCAGCCGCAAGCATTCCCATATTAATAATAATATGGTATAATATTATAATATTGAAAGGTGGCATTTTATGTATTTTTTAAGGTTCGGGGAAATCCCCAAAAATGAAAAATCTATCAATTTTCTAAAAATGACAAACGACCAGAACGACAACTTTACATATGCATTTGATATATACGGATATGGCGAAGCGTTGGAATGTGTGCCAGAATGCGCATATGAAAAAGGCGTTTCTTGCTTTGACTTTAAAAACAATGTACCGGGTCTTGATTCTATTGAGCTTTTACGCTCTTTTTGTGCTAGAATAAAAGATAAATGTTATATTATCGAAGCTAAGCAGATAAGCACAGGCAACGACGGTGAGCCACTTGTTAAAAATGTGCGGATTGTGGAAGAATGGCAAACAACAGAGAAAGAACGCGCACAGCTTGCACATAATATATTATGTGCCATGTTTAGCAATGTTAAAAAGCTGTCGGAAGATGATTGCACGAATTATATATTGTACAGCTTCACAGACTGGAAGACAAACAAGAAAAGTTATGTTTTTAACGGCTTTGAATATTATAATTGAAAGCGTTTTGAGGCTGTTTTATTTTGTAGGCTTATAAGTTTACATCAGCACAATAAAACCACCGTACAGGGCAAATCACAAAGTCACAAAACCGAAATTGTAAGCCACACCTACAATCGCAAAGAATCAGCCGTACGCTTTAGTGTGTTAAAGTTCTAAAGTTTTTCATCAATTTTTCAAGGTAAATCTGAACAAAATCGGGAGCAAAAATTGAAATTCTGTGTAACCGATTTTTGGATTCCAAAATTGAAAGTGACGGGGATATTTGAAATGGCGCATTATAATTCCGTGAGAAATTTTTTAATTTTTTAAGTAGGATTTGAACGAAATCTGAACCAAATTTGGGAAATTGTCAAAATCGAAATTGCGAATATAAAACGCCATACCTGGGGGCGTATTGAATGCGTTACCCCGAAATTTTTTGACAACATTTTTCTGTATAAATCAATGCCTTACTTGCATACCGGCATTGACTAAGTTCGTATATCAACATTTCCTTTGTCATAGTCGGATTAGTCTTTTGAATTATCTTTAACAGCTCATCAATACTCATCATCCCACTCTCCTAACTGCCCCAAGCACCATATCAACAATGTCAAATACTTCATCGCCATAAGTTGCTACAAAATCACACAATATCTCTTCCTGTTCGATAGGCAAATACACATCATAGGACATACAGATTGCATGGCATACTTCATGTATCAGCACTTTGCGTTGCATAAATCCACGCAAGGCATTTGATAGATAAATTGTATGTGTATTTCTATCAGTTACACCTAAGCTGATTGTGCCGTCTGACCGCTTTAATTCGCCCGAATTTGAATTTTTATATTGCACTTGCCAGATTGTGCCATTGATGCTAAAAATCATCTGTATGCTCCTTTCTGAATAAAACAAAAACCACTAACCGATATTGGCTAGTGGCGTTTGCTTAATGTATTTAATTGTTATGCACTCTTTACACAATAACATATCATCATTTCCTTAATTACCAACTCATAAGCTGGTTTAAGGTCTTTATCGTTGGCAATTACATATAGCTTGTTGATTTTCTTAAGTTCAGACTTTTTAATGTCTGGTCTTTCTTCCAAAGCTCTGCCGACAGCTCTCTGAACTCTATCATCAAGCCTGCAATTTCTTTTCTGCATTAGTCTTTCGTAACTTTCTTTTCTTGCATACGAATATCTCTTATCTCTGGTATCACCTTTGTTAAAGTAAGGACTTTCAGCAATCTTTGTAATGCAAGAATTGACCCATTTCTGGAAGTTCTCAACATCATCTACTCTTTGGAATGTTTCAGCAATAGCATTCTGTGTCTGTTTTACTTCTCTGACTTCTTTTGCAAGTTGCTTCTGTTCAAGCTCATTTCTTGATATTTGCTGTACAAGCAAGTTCATCAGCTTTGTTTGAGGGTCAAGCTGTTCAAGGTCAATCACTTTCTGCTTAACTCTTTCCTCAACTGTTGCAAAATATTCTCTTGCCTGTTCCGCTTTTTCTCCGTTACCCTTGACAGACAACTTCTTAGCAAAATGTGCTGTTAGTTTGTAATCATCAGCAAAATTGCCTCTCCCTTGTTCATTCTTCATTGATGAAGAGTAAAAATAATCTTCATTTTCTGCGGCAAATTCATTGTCAATAATGTTTGACTTAACCCACCTTGAGTAATTCTGTGGCGCAAGTTCTAAAAACTGATACAATTTTCTTGCTGTTGTCATTCCCTTATCATCAATTCCTAATTCAACCTCAATGGGTGTCTTGTAGTTCATATCCTGTGTATTACTTATAGTTTCTAATAACATTGTTTATTCCTCCAACTGTTGATGATTATTATTATGCCCAGAATGCTGTTAAATCATCATAGAGGAATAACTCTATAAGCTAGTGCATTTCTTATACTTTGCTAACTCCTCTTCAAGCTCACGGATTTTATTCACCGCTTCATCATATGATTTAACCATTTTGTCATATTGCCATTCTGGAATCATAATTGATTTGAAACTCATTGGTGCTGTCATAATATTTCCTCCTGTGAATAAAGCTGTAATACAGAGATTGTTTCATCTTTTGTATAATCGCTATCTATTTTTTATCGTGCTTTTGGTTATTTTATTTGTATTTTATTTTTTGTTACAATCTCTATATTGTCTGCTTGCAATCCCATTAGAAACATAGTAATATATTTATGTTCCCTGTGGAATTGGCAAGAGTAGTTGTTTATCGTGCTTGGTTACAACTACTCTTTTTCTTTAGCTAAAAGCAGATGTATTCCTCTTCTGATAGCTTCACCTTTTGTGATATCGTGCTGTTCACAATAGATTTTCAGCTTTCTTTCTGTTTCTTCATCAAGTCTGATACTAAATCTACTTGACTTCGGATTATCAGCTTTAGGTCTGCCTGCTGGTGACATAAACATCACTTCCTTTCTTGTCACACCTTTATTATATTTATGTCACACCTTATTGTCAAGCATTATTTTAAAATATTTTTTCACTAGCCAATATTCAGTTATCAATGTGCAAAAACAGGCTATGAATATTGCTACCCATAGCCTTTAGAATCATATCTTAGATACAAGAGTACTTAACTTTGTTCTAAGTAAGTTCTTCTCCTCTGCCGACATATCAGTCACCATACCTGTGATATCGCTTGCGAGTTCCTTAGTGTAGCTGTCAAGTGACTTCATCTTGTGTTCCTTATCTTCTGGTGTATTATTCTTATGCATTTCCTTAGTCTCTGTGTAGTTTCTCTTTGCCCTGTCATAGCCGCTTTCGTTCATTGGCTCTGTATAGTACATCTTGCCATAATCCCTATCCATATCCCTCATACGCTCTACTTCTGGGTACATGTGCATATAAGGTGGCTCTTCATATCCTCTGCGGTATGTTCCTTTGCCTTTTGGGGCAAATCTGCCATTTGCATAGCGGTAGTGGTCATAATATCTTCTGTCCGGATAATCTTCGTACTGTTCAAGCATACGCATAATATCTTCATTATCTTCTGACTTTTCCATAGCTTCAACAATTCTGTAATCTTTGTCAAAACAAGCTATGTTCTTCGCTATTTCTGTAAAGTCCTTTAAATCGTCAAGGTTTTGTCCTTCAAAATTGTCAATTCCAATTCCGTCAACTTTAGCCTTGACACATTCCATAATCTGTTTAGCCCATTTATGCATAATATCAAGCCTCCCTTACTGCAATCAAATTACTGTTCTGTACTTCAATAGCCTGTGCTGATGTATTCTGCACCGCTACAGTACTGCAACAGCCACAAGGTACATCAACATATGCCTGTGCTGATACATTAAATAAATTTTCAACTGCGGCTGGTGTAACAATCATTCTTGTTGACTGCAAAGGCTCTCCATCTACTGCAATGGCAAGTGAAATAGCTCCAACTGTACCGCCTGTCGGGATCTGAATGTTTCCGCTATAAGATACTAAAAATCTAGCCTTGCACTGATTTGTAATACCTCTTAACTTGATAATTCCGCTTCCTTGTCTGTGGACTATACATTTAGTTCCGCATACTGGTGTTTCTGTGAATGCAACATCTTCTCCGGCGGCAACTGTTTGTAATGCAATTCCTGTTATTTCCATTATCTTTACCTCTCTTTCATAAAAATAAGGGCAAACATTATAGTCTGCCCTTTGTGCTTATAAGTAATACTGCTTAGCAGACATAATCGAGTTAAACTCAATTAAGATACTCAATTATTCAGTTTTAGCAATTACAGCCGGTATTGCAACCGTATCCATAAGCATAAGCGTTAGGATTAGGCACAACATAAGCTGGAATAGCTGTAGGATTTACAGAGTTGACAATCTGCTGTGTCTGTGCTGTCATTGCAGTAGTCAGAAGTGCATTCTGTCTATCCTGTGAAGCAGAAAGCTCAAGTTTCTGAACCTTATCTCTCAAATCTGCATTTTCCTTTGTGCATAAGTAATCGAGAATAGCCCTTGTTCCTGCCTGCTGGCTGTCAATAATATCTCTTGTATTATTGTTCATTGTGTTCTGTAAAGCACAAGTGTTAGTTGCTAAATTGTAATTAACTCCCTGAATAGCTTCACGAGTTTCGCAGCAACAGTTAGCAAGCTGCGCCTGTAAAGCGTTGGTATTCTGCATATTAGCGACTGTATCAGCGTTAATAGCCTGCTGAATGCCATAGCCGGTCTGCATGATATTTGTGTTGATACCATTAAAGCCTGTGAGCATACTGTTATTCATGGCATAAAAGCCGTCACATAAGCCGTTAGAAATGCCATCTAGCTTGCTGATAACTGCCTGATTGTCAAAACCTCTTTGTATAGCTGAATCAGTGTAGCCTGCACCGTTGCCATTTCCACCGAAACCGCCCCAGCCGTTATTTCCCCAGCCAAAGATTAAGAGAATTACAATCCACCATGCACCATCGCCCCACATACCATCGTTATTACGATTATTGCCTGTTACTGCGGCAATATCTGCGAGACTAACTCCGTTTGAATTAAACATCTTGTTTACCTCCATTTATTTTATTAACAAATGGGATAACCGGTCATTATGTGCGCACAACCCAAAATGTCCTAATTCATCATACCCTTAATATCATTAAGGTTTATTCCTTGTGTATTCATAAAATTACTTAAAATTTGCTCTGCGCCTTGCGTGTTTCCACTGTTTATCTGATTAAGCAAGTTTTTTGCCATAGGATTTCCACGCTGTGCCGACTGTTGTAAACAATTCATTGCCATTTGCTGTGGATTCCGAATTGACTTAAGTTGATTTATAGTTTGAATTAACTGCTGATTCATTCTTCATCACCGCCCTTACTTTGAGTTCTTGATGTTTTTCTCTGTGTTCCTAAAGATTTATCAAATCTATTTTCCAACTGCCCTATTTTCTCTGATAACTCTTCAAACTTATTTAAGAATAGCTGTGTGCTTTCGTCTGATAGGGTAAATTTAGCGTTTTCTGCATTAGCCATAGAATTTACTGTCTGATTATCTTTTGGGGCTGTATAAGGCTTATACACAATCGTATTAATGGTTCCGTCAGCGTTCCAACCCTTGACATAAATTTCCGACATATCCTGTTTAGGGAAAAATGCCATTGAGCCATCCATAGGCACTTCATTTGCATTAATATTTTCAACTGCCTGTACTATTCGTCCATTAATGCCTGCTATCTGCTGCGGCATAGGCTGTTGATTTGCTAAGGACATTTGTGTCCCTGCCACTGGCTGTTGTAAGCTCTGCTGATAATTTTGCAAAAAGTTCATTCTATCCATATATGGATTTTGAGATTGCATATAAGAATTATTCATCATAGGTGTTGTCTGATAAGGATTGTTTATCATCTTTTACCTCCTCCAAGACTTCTTCGATTGCGTGGATAACAAGAGATAATGTTACTAAGTCAAGTTTTTGTAATTCTTCTTTACTCAAGATTTTTTCTCTAACTTCATCAGAAAACATTCACACTACCTCTCTTTCTAACTTAATTTTGGCATAAAAAAAGAGAAGAACATTATCAAGTTCTTCTCATATTTACATCACGCAAAAGCTCTTTTATTTAATTGCCTTTATCCGTACGCCATTAAATTTTCCGTACACCATTTTTACACCATTTTGCCATTGAAATACATAGAAATATATAGATTTATGTGGCGTATAGATGGAGTAAGCACTTTTATTTTATCCTCCGCAAAATCCCTTAAATACAGTAATTATCATAACTTTCATTAAGGTCATAAGGAGTTATCTGGTATACATAATAAGTTTCTAAAATATTATACATTTTTAATCTTCTAAATAGCATAAATACTGGATTTTTAGTTGGCGTATGGCGTATATTTACACCGCATTTACACCACGTTTTTCACAAAATCAACAATTTTATTTTCGTTTTTAACAATTCTTTCAATGTCGTCACTTGCTTTCTGTGGCATAACATGTGTGTATAAATCCATTGTCATTTGTAATGTTGCATGACCTAAATATGATTGAACAACTTTCGGCTGCACACCCGCCTCAAAGCATCTTGTTGCAAATGTGTGTCTTAAAGCGTGACCGCTGAAATATTCCATTTCTTCATCAACAGAACGGACAAGATTTATTGTATCTACAATAGAACCAATCGCCGCACTGTATAAAACCGAATTAAGTGGTGTGTTAAATTTTGTCGTAAATAAATAGTCGTTCTGCTCTTTAGGCTGTTTGTTTTTGATAACATGCTTCTGCTTTATCTGCCTTTCAAGATACTTTCTGCATAAGCTGTTCATAGGTACTTTCCTATTGCTCTGTTCTGTTTTAGGCTCTTCTAAATGAAATTCCTTGCGTTCATCATCAAGGTATTTCTGATATACAAGCGTCTTAGATACATTTATTAGCCCATTTTCAAAATCAATATCATTTTCAGTTAAGGCAAAAAGTTCTCCCGGTCTCAACCCTGTATTTACAGCAATATTGAATAGATTGTCGTAAAATGTGCCAGCACAGCATTCAAAAAATACTTCTTGTTCATCAATTGTTAATGCTTTAGCGAAAACTTCCTTTTTTGCCCTCAATTTAACTCCTTTTGTTGGATTTCTGGACATAAGCTCATCTTCCATCGCTCTTGAAAACATGTCTGATAATATAACTTTAATTTTGTTTTGCCGTTCATATCCATAGCCCTTATCGTCAGTAATATCAATTAATTGTTGAATATCCGACTTAACAAAGGAATTTATGTTGCGATTTCCCAAAAAAGGTGATATATTCTTAGTGTATATGTGAGTGTATTCCCTAAGTGTATTGGGGCGTACACTTTTCTTTTTGTACACATCTACCCAACGATTAAACCAATCGTCCAACTTAATGTTATCTCTTATGCTTGTAAATGACTGACTATCAGCTATTGCAATTGCAAGTTTCTTTCTTAATTCTGACAGTTTATCGTCATAAATGCTTTTTCTCTGACCGAATCTATCAACATACCTGCCACAATATTTTCCGTTCTTCCGTTGACAGATTCCATTTCCTAGCTCTTTACCTTTTAAATCCTTTCCCATTTTCTTTAGCTCCTTTCAATAAATAAAGAGCTATTGCGTGATAATTAATATTACTACACAATAGCTTATATTTCAATATATCTCTATATTTCCCTACTTTTTTCTATATATTTCTCAAACTCTTTACGCTTGACAAGCCTTTTATTTCCGACTTTTAAAACAAAGGGGCAACTAATTTCATTAAGCATATTGCTGATTCTATTAATCCCGATATTGCTATATTCGGATGCTTCTTCAATCGTCAGCGCTACTTTTTCCCATATAGGAATTGTTTTAACCATGTTATCAGCCCTTTCTATCTTGATTTTCATATCCTTAATTCTTCTTGAAATTGTTGCTTTGGATAACATAAGTCTTTGACTAACCTGCTCTAAGCTCATATTACCCACAAGCAACTTGAAAATTCTTAGTTCCTCTTCTGTGAAATTGGCATTTTCAATTATTTCATCAAGCTCCGGCTTAGTCAGTTCTGAAAACTTCATAAGCCATACTCCTTAATATTTAATTTTTATTTTTGTTTCTTCTTCTAGCTGTTCAATAAGTTCTTTCGGATCTATAAGCCCTGCATTGAAATCTTCGTTGAATTTATCAATCTCATCAATAAGCCGTTCTAGTCGCTTATTTCCAAATCCAAATTTATCATGTAGGACCCATAGCAGAATTGTTAAGGCATTACCAAACATTTCTTTATTTTCTTTATTCTTCTGCCTGTTTAACTGAACTCTCATCATTTGTTCCTGAAATCTTCGTTGTTCCGACTTGCTCATTTAACATAGCCTCTCTTTTCTTTTTCTCCCGATATCTTTTACAGTATATGGCATTTTTACCAGTTTCAATCCTTTTAGCTTCTCTTCTTTTTTGTGCAGCTTTGCCTTTTTCTGATTGCTTATACCTTTTTTGTGCAGCTTTGCCTTTTTCAGTCTGAAAATATTTCTTCTGGCTAATTTTATGTTCTTCCGACTGATTATATCGCCTACGTCTAGCTTTGCCTTTTTCGCTCTGTTCATACATTCTATCATATATAACCTTTGCTCTTTGCTTAGGTTCTAATTGCTCTAATTTATTTCTGAAGGCAATTTCTTTATCTAGTTTATTTTGCTGAACTATATCTGGCTGTTCAAGCGTATTGTATAAACAATCATCTAAAGTACAGTTAAGACAATCGGGATAAATACAATTTTTGGGTTTCATAATTTACCTCATGGCGTTTATTCTTTCTTGAATATCTTGAGGTACTTCAATATACTCTTCTGCGTTTGTATTTTGACCGATAAGGGTATTTTCTTTAATTTGTAATGTATTTATATCTCTTTGGAATTTTTGCTCGATTTGAGTCTTATACGAATTTGCATTCGTCTTTTCGATAAGTGATTTGATATTGTCCGGCATACGATTTATTTCATTCGCACGCTTAACAACTGTTTCATAGGTTCTTAGAAAATTTGATTGTATTACTGTTTCAATCGTCTGATAATCTGATGTCGCCCAGTTTTTAAGGTTATCTGGCATACCAACCGCCTGTTTTACAAGTGGCGGTAGTTTGTTAAATTCTTCAACTGCCCCATATGTGCCATTCCTTAATGCTTTACTGACTAATCCCCAAGCCGTCATTCCATCAAGTTCCTGCGGTTGTGATATAGTCTGTATTTTACCTATCAACTGTCCTATGCTCGGTGCAAATCCGCTTATATCAGAGTTGATGTATGCTTTAAGTGAGACTGACACTTGTTCATAACTGTAATTTTCCAACATCATATTCCACACATCTACTGTCTCTGATAAGTTGTTAGGCTTGTAGTTAGGGTAGCAATCACACATAATGCGGATAATTTTAACTGTTTCTTCTCTTGTCAAGCGTTACCACCTGCCTTTAACTTTAGCAGCCTTGCCATCTCGTCAATCTCTTCCTCTTCTAAAACAGTAAAAGCACGCAACTTCTTTATGGCTTTTACAGTATCGTCAATAGCTTCATTTCTCACATCGTTAATTGTTGTAAAATTACAATCCCACTGACTACAACTGCCACTTGAATGATATACGCAATTTTTACAATCTCTATCCATACATTTGCTCTCCTTTACACATTATCCCAGTCAATAGCACCCTTGCTGAAATTCTGATTGCCTTGCTTTTCAGAAACAACATTCTGATTAAGGTAACTCTCAAACTTCGTGCCAAACAAGGTATCTGGTCTCAAATATCTTTCCCTTTCAGTTCCAAGCCATTCATTGACTTTTTTATCTATGACTGTGTAAAAATCCTGTTCAGTATATCCCTCTTTGATTCTTGCCCCGATATGCTTCTTAGTATTAGGCGTATTGTATCTATATCTGGTATTACATCTGTTATTTAAGTAACTAATAATATTTATATATATATTATTATCTATATTATCTTTCTTTTTATTTACTATATTATTATTAACAGAAACAGAATCAGATACAGTATCAGAATCAGTATCAGAAACAGATGTCTCCATAGGGTATGTATACCCTATGTATAGGGTATCATTTTTAATGGAATCAACCATATCATTAACATATTTTCTAAATTCATCAGATTTAATATGTTTGGCAACTCCTAAAACCCCTGCCAAGACTTTCTCTGATTTGCTCCAGTTATACTTATACCAATGTAATATCAGCACTTCTTTAGTTTCTGAATCAAACTTAATAACCTTGTGTACCTTATCAAACCTTTCTAATAGCCTGATAATAGTATCTTTGTTATAACCTGTCTGCCTTGTCGTTTGCGAATAACTAACCTCATAACACCCACATATATTTGTCTGTGGATTTGTTAGCAAATATATGTAGAAATACTTGTCCTCTGGCGTAAAATCATCTTCAACCTTGTTATCGGTCCAAAATGATAATTGAACATTTCTATATATTGCCATATTATTGCTCCTGTTCTTCAAGTTCTGCCATTATCACTTCACTAAATCGTTAATATTAATTCTGAATCCGTCAAATTCCTTACCTTTACTCTTGATGTAAGCTGCTGTATCAAAGAACATCAAGTTACCGCTATTGTCGGTTGCCATACTTACACCATTTCTTGTAAGACTGCCTTTGAGTAGGTCAAGTAGAATCTGTATTTCCTGCTTTGCTTCATCTTTCATTATTTACCTCTCCATATTTCTTCATCAAGAATATACTGCCTGATAAATCTATCTGCGTACTGTGGATGTATCATTGACCTTGCTGTTTTTCTGTCTACTCCCAATGGATTATCACTTGTAACATATCTTTGCTTCATAACATCAATTACCTCTAACGGTTCAAAAACCAAATTATTTTTAGGTTGCAAACCAATGAACCAATATTGTGTAGGCTTTTTATAGTAATCTCCATTCAACGTCCTGTCTTTGTCGATAACATTAGGTTTTATGCACCAAAAATGTGTTAAATAATGCATTCCGCTAGTGCTTAATGGATTTTCTATAATCAGCCTTAGATGTTTTCTTTGACAGACAATAACAAATTTGTTAAGTATCTCATAGAACAAACTTAACTGCCTATGCCTTTTCATTGACGCCTCGCATTTTTGCTCAATAGTGTAAATCTTATATTGATAAGCTGTGCAGCATAAATGCCTAGGGCTTTGGTCTGAAAAATAAGTGCAAGGAAAAAACGCAAATATCAAATCATCAGGGCCTATCTTATCAAACAAACTCGACTCACCTTGATACCCCCCCTCTATCTCTTTAAAAAGGTCAGTAACATAGTCGGTTTCGTTAAATTCATTCTGAATATCATAGTCATAGGCTTCAATTCCATACTTTTTGAAAGCATTCTTGAATGTGCCTTACTGTTCAAATAAACAATGTACTATCATTCTAAATCTACCAAAAGGAAACCTCAGTTTTATGTGCGCACAACCTATTCCTTTCTTTGATTTTTAGTTATTGTTATACCTTTTCCTTAATGTGTTCTGTACCTTGTTCATTCCCTTAATGCCACCGACAATAAAAGCTATCTCCGCTCTATTTTCCGTTGCCTTTGTTTCTGCTTCCATATCGTGTAGTCCGTACTCTGTCTGAATAATTTCATTTGCAGTAATTCTTTTCAGAATTTCTTCACATTTCTTCTTGCTTAAAATCTTCATTCTGAACCACCCACTTTCTTTCCTTTTAAAATTTCATCCAAGCAGGCATTAAAACCCTTATTCTCAATCAATGGGACTTTCCATGTCCCTTTCACAGAACCTTTGCACTTCCGTAGTTCAAACTCTTCTTTCTTCTTCGGCAACTCTCGGAGCGGACACCAATCCGGCTTTTCGTAGGTTTCGGAATTGACTGCTCTTGACACCTCGAGTGCCTGACAACGGTCTTCTCCACCATTACTATTAATATGACAAAAGTTGCAACCGAAACACGATTCCGGCATATCCATAACCAATACTGCTTTAGCCATCTACTTCACCCGCTTTCAATAAATCCATAAACTTCTCATACTGCTTCTGCGACACCTTGTTATTAGCCTTATCCGCTCTCAATTCGATTTTAAGGTGCTTTTCTGCGATAGAGGATAATTCCCTCGCTAACACCTTTTTACCTTGTTGTATGCCGTCTCTGTAGCCTTTAGAGGGCTTAAATTCATTTATCTTTTCTTTACCCTCTCCTTGACCGCCAGCCGTCTTATTATAGCGACATTGATAACCTTTCTTGGTGTACTCCAAAATCCAGTACTGCTCCCACTTATCAAGTTCATTTTCTGGATAGTGAATAAAATTTAGTTTCCAACCATAAGGATTATCTTTGCTATAAAATCCTCTTTTCTTGATTGATAAATCTATGTGCTGATACCCCACAAGGTGTCCACACATTCTCTGCGATAGGTGTAGTGCTTGCCCGATGTAAAAATAAGGAATATTGTTCTCGTCAACTCTGGTCAAAAAATAAATACCACTCTTATCATCAAGTTTTGGATTTATCTTTAGTAGCCTTTGCTTATTACTTTTCTCTATTGCCTTAGCTCTTGCTATGTTCTGATAATTCAAGAATTGCCACCTGCCTTTACTTCAAAAGGATTCACAAAATTATCAATAGGCTTAGCCCCCATACTAAAAGCTGACGGTTGTTCATCAATGATAGTTTCAAATATTTCAGATAAAGCCTTATCGATATAATTTCTTTTGTGAATATCCTCAATTAGTTTATCTGCATCAATCAATCTCATACTCACACCTCTTTAATTAAATGGTAATCCCTCGTCTGCTACGCCATCTGGAATTGACATAAAGCTGTCTGAACTAGCATTACCGCCCATAATTCCGTTGCTGTTATTCTGCTGATTAGCACGACTTTCGCAAAATTCATGTCTTTCAACAACACAATCATTAGTGTAGACTTTCTGTCCGTCTTTGTTAGTGTAGTTACCTGTCTGCCATCTACCCTCAACAATAATCTTAGTTCCCTGATGTAAATACTTCTCTGCAAACTCTCCATTCTTGCCAAATGCGATACAGTTAATAAAGTCTGCTGCCTGTTCGCCCTCTTTCTTAAAAGCTCTGTCAACAGCTAATGTGTATCTTGCTACTGCCATACTTCCGTTTACTGTCTGTGAATATCTAATCTCTGGCTCTCTAGTCAGTCTCCCGCATAAAATTACTCTGTTAATAAGTCATTCCTCCTTTTTATTACGATACCTTTCTAACATGTGGTATCTTGCATGCTCTGTAAAAGTCATAAGTTTCAAATTTTCTTTTCTGTTATCATTACGAATCCCATTAATATGGTGCACCACTTCATCATCTTTCAAATGTCTGCCAATGATGCATTCCATTATTAAATCGTGTTCCATAATATATCCGTCTTTAGTGGCATTAGGATGGTCGGGGAAATAGATGCAAATATATCCGTCTGTTCTTAATTTTTTATGCCCTATTCCACCTACTTTTTTACTTTCGGACATTTTACGCCTTGTCTCTTCTGATACTATTTTGTTTTTATGCGTTTTACTACTCTTTTCTCTGGCAGATTGTGGATATTCCCACCCCTGCTTTTTAAGGTTGTCAAACACTTCTTTTGTGTTTCTGGACTGTATGCCATATTTTTTCATATAGTTATAAACAGTTCCAACACCGATATGTAAAATGCTTGCAATCTCATACATAGGCTTTCCGCGAATTACATAAAGTTCATACAGAACTTCTTTAGACACTTTATTCATTACTTTTCCTCACTTTCTAATACCTTGATATTTCTATCTCACTGTTCAATATAGAATTAAGTTCCTTGCTAAGTAAATCAAGCTCCCGTTTCACCAATAATTGAGCTTCGCTTATCGCACTCATTATAGATGTACTGTTTAATTTCCTGTCTACAATACATAGCTTTCGACAATTCATATATAACGTTTCCCCGCAACCGTAAATTGTGTGAATACATATTTTTAATTTTTCATTTTCACTTGTGTAGCAAGTTCCTGTTTCAACCGGTTCTCCATATTTTGCATTGCTTATATACTTCATATTCTCTCCTATTCTGCTTCTGATTGAAGCCATTCCATACAACTAGTTTCTCCCTCGTATTCTTCGCCGAATGTGTTCTTAAAAGTTATAAGAAACTCTGCTAACTCTTCATCTGACATATTCCTTATCCTGTCGGCATTGGTGTTTCTGTTATCACATCTACAACAAGGCTCACTATCTCTTGAATTGCCGTTGTGTTGGCAGTTACAGTTATTGTTGCCATCCTGTATTTTCTGCTTATTAATCGCCTGCATTACCCATACTTTTTTAATCAGCCCCATTTCAGATGGGATTTTTGATAATTCATTCTTTAGTCTTGACTTACTAATCAAATCATTCATTTTCTCCACCTCTCAATTCTTTCAATTTCGTTTCGGCTTCGGATTTTGTGAGGAATACTGTTTTGCCAATATCGCTAAAATCAATTTCCGCAGAAACTCCTTCAACATCAATGGTCAATCTTTCACGAATAAAAACGCCGTGATTTTCGGCTTCTGCATGATATTTTTCTGATAAAACTTCCGAAGAGATTACTCTGTCATGATGTACAAAATATACTACATCTCCCACCTTGCAAGGCAATTTGACAAGTCTGCCCTGTTCCTCTAAATCCTCGTATTTACCTAATTTGTCTATCAGCAAATTTTTGTAATCGTAACTGTTTTCTCCACAAGGTAAATCATCTGAAGCCCCATGTGTTCCGTCTGAATATGTCTTTGTTAATCTATCCATTTCTGCTCCTTTCTGCCTTTAATCGTCCTTTTCTTCAAAATCATCGCAACTATCGTCATACATAGTTGCTATTCCGTAATTGTCGCTATCGGTATTGCTACAATAAAATTCCTTTTCTGTTGTAGAATACTTGTTATATTTGCATTCTCCGCAAATTTCTCTAGCCATATAATCTCCTTTCTAAAACGGACATTCGCTAGGATTTTTCAAATCCCAACTCTTCCCTGCTACTGCAACATCCACATTCGCCCAACAAGCGACTCTTTTCATCTTCTCGATAAAACTATCACTATCAGCATTTTCGCTCGATAAATGGCACATTATGACGTTCTGTAAGCGGTCTGAATAATTCGCCTTTACAAAATCGCAAGCTGTTTCAATGGATAAGTGTCCTCTGAAAACGTGATTGTTTTTAGCCGGATCGCTCCAGTCAACCATATCTTTGTCGTAATTGACACCGAGAAGAATATGGTCAATATCCTTGAATCTCCATTTGATAACTTCGCAATCGGTTATGTAAAGCATTCTTCCCATTTCCTTGTGAGTAATCAGAAAGCCGTATATCGGGCAAGGTGTTCCGTCTGCATTGGTGTGTGTCCAGTTTCCGTCTATTGTTGTTAAATCAAAAGGTTTTACTGTAAATTCGCCCATACTCATTGATTTACAGCTATCGCCTAAATATGGGGCAAGTATCGGTATTCCCATAGGCTTAAAATCGTTTAATGACTTGCTGTGGTCTAGGGTAGGTGGGTGTGACTTATAATCACACCCTTTATCCCCCTTATGTTCCAATTCAAGCCTTTTTTAATCTCCTTAATCGGTATTCCGCAATCAAGTATAAGTGTTTCTCCACTGTTGGAAGTTAGCAGATAGCAATTTCCGGCTGACGATGAGCCTAAGCATTTAAGTTTCATTCGCTTATCCTCATAAGCGCTGGATTAACAACGCCTTTTCCGTCATAGTCATACTCTTTATTGTGCCATTTTCTCAAATACTCTCCGTATTCCCAGCACTGCGAAAGAATACTAACTGCGCATCCGTACATAAATCCTGTTATGCCCTCTGTATCTGCTTCACAGCTCAATCTGTCCGCATTATCAGCAAAGCACTTCATAACATCATTGCTCTTGTCAATTTCTGCTTCTAACAGCTCAGCCCACCTTTCAGCATAAGTGAAGCAAGCTCTGCTGTATCCGTCACTATTCTTGTCATACCAATCCTTGTATTCTTTCTCTTTACCTTTAATAATTTTCATACTCACACCTCGATTTCATCATCCTGTGGGAACTGAAAATAATTCTGCGTCAGCTTGTTAAAATCAGTTTTCGACAAACCACTTACGAACGGAGTACCTTTTTCGGTATTTATTATTGTTTTGAGAAAAATGACACCCTCATTATGCTCCCTCAACATTTCCATAGCTTTATACGCTTTCTCTTTGGAAGAGTACTCGCCTAACACGTATTTCTCTCCATTGTATAGTGTTATAACGCTTTCCATTGCGTGGCACACAACTATCTGCTCATAAGGCAAATCAACATTGCCATGCTGTGAAATTACTCTCATATCAGCCCTCCTCGCTCTGCATGAATGGCGGTAATACGCTATCTTCTGCCTGTTTTTCGGTTACTTCTGTAGCTGTACCTTCGATAATGTCGCTTTCTTCAAAATCAACGCTATTTGCGTTCTGTTCAATATCGTAAGCAACATCCTGTTCAAGCATTTCATCGTGGCCGATTTCCTCGTAATCATCTTCTTTACCAAAACCGCTATGAGTATTGTTGATAGCTTTGAGAAGTCTGTTCTTAACAGTTTTCATAGCCATTTGGTCTGCGAATTTCTGATGAACTCCGTTTCCGGTCTCCTTATATCCGTATCCCTGTTTCCAAGCTGTCTTTATCTGTGTCATAGTCATAACTTCCGCAATCTTCTCGCCATTTCCCATAATCGCTACCGCATAAGCACCAACAATCTTGTCATTGTCGATATTCTCAAAGCTCTGTTCATGGCAATCAATAATTGTCTTTGCGTCCTCTTTGTGGTACTTGAATACATCCCCTTTATAAATAACTGATGCATTAATGTCTTTAAGTCCGTATCTTCTAGCAAGGCAAGTTGCACCATAAACAGACGGCTGACAGCTTAATTTACCCGCATAAGCAACTGGGTAACACTGCTTCTTTCTTATTGATAATCCGTCTGTTACCATTTCGATAAGTGCATTTTCAATACTTGCCCTTGTGCAACTCTGTAATACAGGCTTCTTATTCATATCCTGTGTGTCCTGTAAAATAAGCATTGCTGACATAAGCTCGTTTGTATAGTTGTAATCTTTAGGGAATGTTAAGCCAAATTTCTCTTTCTGCTTAATTTTAACAACCATTCCCTCTGTAAAATCCTTTGCTACAAGCTCTCTGCTTTCAGCTTCTTTTGTTTCTGCAACCGCTGTATTCTCTGCCATAATTATTCCTCACTTTCTTCAAAATGTTCTTTTATATCCAATCCGTCATCATCGTGCCACTCGCACCATTCCTGTTCTTCTTCATCAAAATATTCAAGTCCAGAAGCATTACAGTAATCTGGCTTTATGTTGTTTTCATACTGAAATAAATCATAATTCCATAATGTATTAAGGATTTTCCAAGCCTGTTCAATGCTTTCAACTTCGACATAAAAGTTTTTAACCGCTCCTACTTGGCAATTATGCCAAACTCTTAATTTCGTCATATTATCCCTCCACAATCTCTAATTTCTCGCTATCATTGACAATCAGCATAATCAACTGACTATCCACCATTTCAGCAACTTTCTTCTGATTATCTGTACTAAGACTTTCAGAATCATCTAAAACAATAGGTACTGATATACCACTAATCTTCTGAATAGAATTACAAATATCAATTCTGCCAAGTATTCTGTTACCCTTATTGCTCATAGTTGTTAAAATGCTCTTTCCATCAACTGTAGGTATGCAACAACTCTTGTAATTGCCGTTCTTAGCATATTCAAACAACTGCCACTTAACCAAACCGAAATGACTATTTACTGCTTCTGTCAAGGCTTCATTCTTTGCTTTGTCTAGTTCATCAAGTAAATCAAGAATCTTCTCGGCATTAGCTTTATTCTGTTCAGAATCAATCCTTGTCTGCTTTAATTCTTCAAGTCGCTGTTCATCTGCTGCCGTATCAGACTTTGCAATCTGGCTTTCACATTCTGCTAACTGCTGTCTTAAAGCTGTTTCCTGTGACTTTAATTCTGCCTTAACTGCTGAAATATCATTAGCTTTGTGCATAGCCTGTTCCTTTTCGACTATCTGCTGTTCAAGTGCCTTATATTCCTTGGTGGCTGATACATCAATCTCCTGCGGAAGTTCTGCTAACTGCTTTTCAAGGTCTGCTAAATCCACTAAATGTTTTTCTAACTTCTGCTTTCTGTCAGCCAATTCCTGTTCAGCTCCAACTAACAATCCTTTGACTTCATCAAGCATTTTCTTAGCTGTGTTGCCTTTATCAGTAATTCTGTTAAGTTCTGCTTCTTTGTGTGCCTTGAAATCTGCCCTTAATTCCTCTTTTTTATCCTCCGGGTATCCCTGTTTGCAATAAGGGCAAATAAGGTTATTCTCGTCAAATACACGCTCTTTTCCGGCTTTCCATTCGGTTCTGCTATCATCAAGTGTTTTCTGATATTCAGCTATTTTATCTTTATCAAGACTAACAATAATTTCTGCACTACTTACTGACTGCTTACTATCTATAATCACATAATTAAGGTTACTAATCTGTGATTCAAGATTTCTTCTTGCCTTAACATTGTCCTCATTAGCCTTGCGTGACATATCACTAAGCTCAAACTTCAAGTTGAGAATATCTGAACTAGCCTTATCATATTCAGCCATCAGCTTGTCATTGTCGGTCTGCTTTGTCACACAATCAGCAATCTGTACTTTAAGGCTGTTCTTCTGCAATTCAAGGTCAGATACTTCAATAGCCTGCTTAAGCTGTATATCTCTTTCCTTTTCCTTAATCTGTCCGTCAAGAATAGGCAAATCCTTTGTAATCTTGGTCTTGGTAGCCTTATTCATAGCGGATAATTCTTCAACTGTATACTTATTAAGCAAAGGAACTAACTCGGCTAATTCGACTTTCTGTGAAGCTATATCAAGGTCTGTAACATCTCCTGCTAAACCAAATAAGTATTCTCTCATTTCAGCCGGTTTCTGATTAAGAAAAGCATTTACATTGCTGCACATCTTAAATACATTCATATCAACATCAAGATATGTATTGAAATCCTTAAGATTCTTTCTCACATCATTAATGTAATATGAGTTATCATCTTTATAACCTGTCTTATCCTTGTTATATGTACGGACCTGTACTTTCTTCATAGTGATTTCTTTTCCGTCAACATCAAGTGTAAGTTCAACACTTGTGTCCATATCATCAACTGATACTCTGTCAATCTCTCTTCTGACAACCGGATTATCCTTTAATTCATAATCGCAGTTAAACAAGCACCATAAGTAAGCTGTGGCAATAGTTGATTTGCCCTTGCCATTTTTAGCCATAATCTTTGTAATGGCATAAAAATCAAATTCAGCGTGTGCGTAGCACATAAAGTTTTCAAGTACTATCCTTTTTAAAGTTGCTCTCATAAACAATATCCTTTCCTTATTTATATATTCATAACAAATACGCCATCTTCAACTTGGAAGTTATCAATTTCCCTATCCGCATAGGCTGAATACTTAGCTTCCTCAAACGAACCATTAAATACTGTTCCGTATTGCGGTGTCCATATCTGGCATACCACATCTTCATCAATAGCCATACTTGCTAAATCTCTAACTGTAATATCACTATGCATTGGCTTCACCCTCCTCTGCGTAATCAATTCTGCTTACTGATACTTCATAAGCAACCCTTGTTTCAATCTCATTGTCACTTATCTTCTTAGCGTACTCTCTGCTCTGGAATCTTCCCTGGATCTGAATGTGTTCTCCAACTTCAAGCCCACCTGCAAATCTCGCATTTCTTCCCCATGCTATACATGGTATGTAATCTGATTTGCCATATGGTCTGTTTACTGCTACTAAGATATCCGCAATCTCTCTGCCCTTTGGAGTACATCTGTATATAGGTGGTTTGCAGATATGCGCGTCAAGCATAACTGTATTAATATTTTCCTCAAATGGTAGTTCGGTTGCGTCCTGTGTTAGTATTTCAAGCTCTCTTGCGAATACAGATAAAATCAGCTTGCTCTTCACATCATCAACATGCCTGTTGAAGCTCCTTATCTGCCCTGAAACTGTGACAACCTGTCCTACCTTGATTTCATTAATATCAGTAAGTCTGTCCGATATCATTACTGGTAATGTATCCTTGTTACCGCTTGTTCTTGAACACTTGAGCATGAACACATAAAACCCCTCACCAAGTACTTCATGTGAGTACTCTGGTTCTCTCTCAACTACTCCTGCTAATGTGATATTATTGTTATTAATTGCATTTTCCATTTCTTTCTCTCCTTACTTTAATATGTAACTTCCTATTGGTACTTTATCCATTCTTTCAATCAGATGGATTTTGCAGCTGAAAGTATAGAATTTTCTAAAATCCTTTTCCTTTATAGCCCTTTGTCTGTTTCTGTTAAGTTTTATAATTCTTTTTATGCTACTCATTGGCACTCTCCTCTCTGGTTCTGTAATACATTGTTGTAAGAAATCCTTGTGTTGTTAAGCAATCGTAATTCTTCCATACCTCAAGGCTATGATTTGCTGTCTTAACAGCATTTCTTACTGCACTTCCGATAGAATCCTTGCTTTTGCTGTATTTTTCAGCAACTTTCTTAACTGCGTCACCTATCGCTAATGCAGAATCAAGATTACTCATAATATCAACAATGTATACATAACCCTTTCTGTTAGAATGAATGCCTAGATTGAATAATTCTTCTCTTATTCTTTTCTCCATAAACAAACTCCTTATCTGTAACAAAAGTACATGTTCTGCACTTTCTTATAAACACCGCTACCTTGTTTAAATTCAGCTTGATACAACACATTGCTAGGTATGTCATATCCGCTTATTAATAATTCTTCTGCTATTCTCCAACATCTTTCTGTTGGTTCTTTATAGAATCCGCTGTTTATAAGTTCTGTACATTGATATTGCCCTGACTGATATATAACTTCTTCAATGCTGTTAGGAAAATACTCACTTTGTACTCGGTTCAAAACAACGGCTCCTGCAAGATATAGCATTTCATCATTGTTGTATGTCGCTCCGCATTCACCCATCAGCAAATGTGCCATAAGCGACAACTCATATTCATCAACACTTATCTCTCCAGTTTCAACCTTATAATCAGCATGTGAGTTGTAGCATTCACTTAACACTGCACTCTGCTGATTAATCTTAGCTTGCGGTTGTACCGGTCTTAGAATCAACGCTATAAGGCTAATTCCTGCCAGTGTTGCGGATATGTTAATTATCTTTTCTTTCATATCTTCTCCTACATGTTTGTATCATGTACCACTTCGGCAAGTGCTATTGGCAACAAATAGGTGTCGATGAATTCGTGTACATCAGCCAAGTATTTTCTTTTGATACTCTTGTATGTCGCCACGCACCCGAATTCGCGTTTTAACTGCTTGTATATATCAGAATATACTGAACCGCGAATACCACCGTCTTTGTACGCATTGCTGTCCTTTCCGCCAAGTACTTCAATTCCTTTCTTTCTAACATGTTTCTGCACTTCTTCAATCTCACAGCCGTAAAGCGGAGTTTCTTCTTCGATACTGGTTATCTTATCTTCAACCTTATCAACTCTCTCTGTAAGTTCTGTGTTGCCCTGTGCCAATAATCTAATCTGTTCAGATGTTGTCAAAGGCTTACTGTAACTTCCTGTCTTTCTGATTGATGGAAGGACTTCTGATGTAACCCATTCTGTAAATCTTTCCGCACTCTCTTTTCTGCTCTGAAAGATTGTCTTGTAAAGATTGCTCTCATTAATAAATGTGGCTTTCTGTTTTCTTCCTAAACTGTCTATGACCTCGGCAATACCGACCCCATCATGTTTAAGTCTATTTTTCACATCTGTAACATGTGTGATTTCCAATGCCTTGCACACATCAGCCAAGCAAAACATAGGTTCATCATCTTTAGTAATGGTTCGGATTTCTCCAAATTCTGAATTGCTAAAAATCTGTAGCTCCATAAACATTCCTTTCTAAATAATGTGTGATATATTTTGACCTTTTAAGGTGCATTTGAGCGATTCTGCTCATTCCTATCTGCTGTAACTTGTAGAACTTTATATTTATTGATACAATGGAAAGGTGATGGTAGACACTTTCCGAAAGGAGATTGTATGGATACTGTCATAGCATTGTGCGTATCAGTGGTCGGCTCATACTTCTGTGGTTTAGACTTCTGCACCCTGTATACTCTTATTTCTATATCAATAGAATTAAATAAATATGCTAAAGACAAAACTGCCAATCGGTAGGTAATTCACACTTGATACGAACAGGGCGCTATCCCTGTCAAAAAGAACTAATGATGTTTGAATAAAAGTTTGTAACTATTTACCGCTACCATCACTTTTCTATTGTATCAATATCAAAAATTCTAATCTGTTTGTACTTTGTGCTATAATTCTCTTATTCTATTAGGAAAAGAGGTGAAAAAATATGTTTCTAAAATTCCAAATAACTTGTACTTGCCACAATAGATATACTGTTAATGAAAGTGTATCTGCCGACAAGATTATTTGTCCTAACTGTGGTCTTGAATATCCTTACTCTGACAAAGCATTATCTATACTCAAGGCTGCTAAAGAAATACCTGACAATACATCTTTTGAAGAATGTTGTATTAAGGCTATTTCTGAATTTGAAGATATGAAGAATTGTCAAGAATAATCTTCATATAATCTAAAAACCCTTTGGCTTCTAAAACGGATAAGTTATGTTGGGCAATTAATGCTTTCGTGTCAGCAATCAATTCGCTTATATCTTGTCCGTTGCAGTGAAGCCTTTCATAGAAGCAACTTCCCTCTATCGTTTTTGTCATTTCATTTTGGATAGCTTTTCTTGTGACTTCTGCCATTCTTACTCCTTTCTGTCATTGTTACATTCCTTATCACTTTTTTCTGCCATATTCTCGACTTTGCCAAGAATGTAGCCCTTGTCAAAATCTGACATCTTAGGAATTGCTTCTTTTAGCTTCTCAACTACTTCTTTTTCCTTTTCACTCATTCAATTCACTTCCTTTCTATGGTATAATGCTTTTTTAAAAAATATTGGAGGTCATTATGCAATACACACCAAATTACCCAAATATGGATAAATTATTTCTGCAACCCAAAATCCCTAAAATTGAAGTGCCTACATATGAAAAAGGCAAATCTCCGATTGAACTTTTAGAAAGTCAGTCTGCTTATCTTAAAAAGACAAGCGAGGAACTTCACAATATGGCTCAATCCGCTAAATCCCAAGCTGATTCAGCTAAGGAAATTGCTGAAAGTTCCAAAACACAAGCTGATGTTGCGTTAAAAACATCAAGCAAAGCTGATGTTAAAGGCTGGATTTCTGTGGCTGTTTCTATCATCTGTGCTTTAATGGAATTTTCTGTGCATCATTCAGAAATAATTGATTTTATCAAAGCTTTGGCAAAATAAAATGACAAAAAATCTGAAACAGCAAAACAGATATTGATAGCACTAATGCAACATCTGAAACAGACGATTTCTTCATTTTTTCATCTCCTTTCTGTTCATCTGATGTACACATACTAGCACATCTAATATACAATGTCAACACTTTTTGTTGACTTAATGTACATTTTATGTTATTATACTTTTTAAGAAAGGAGGAGCTACTTATGAATGAGAGAATTAAAAGAATCAGAAATAGCCTAAATATAAGTCAAACTGATTTTGCTCAAAAACTATCTATATCCCGTTCTGCTGTTTGCAAAATGGAAAGCGGAGAAAATTATCCGTCAGAACAGACAATAAAGCTGATGTGTAGTGAATTTTCTGTTAATGAAGAATGGCTGCGAACCGGCAAGGGAGAAATGTTTATAGAGAAATCCAAAGATGAACAGATTGCTGAAATGTTAGCTGATATTCAGACAGGCGGTGAAGATACTTTTAAGCACAGGCTTGTATCTGCATTGTCTAAGCTGAATAAAGAAGATTGGGAAAGCTTGGAAAAACTGATTGACTTGATAAATAAGGAGTGATAATATAGCAATCAGGGAAAAGCCTAAAAATAAGCTTAAGGGGAAGTGCTCTCAAAATATGTTTCTCGACAATTCATATTTGACACTCAACTCTAAAAAGACCGAGGAATTTACCTTCGGTCTTTTTCTTTTACTTTAAAAGTGCTTTAATGTAGCTGTATATTGTTTTTAGCCAATGATTATTATTGCAATTATTGATTAATTCGATTATCTTCTGCCTGCATTCCTCATTCTCCATATATCCTCCTTATTGCACGATATAACACTGGTAGCGATGGTGTTATTATAGAACATCTGTTCTTGCATGTCAACCTACCCCCAGTAGATTAACAATTTTCAGCGGTGACACTGCCAACGCCAATCAAACAGTGCCACCTAGCCGAAACTTGAAGATTCTGCCCGAACTCTCTCGGACAATTATTATTATAAATACTGATAATGTAAAAATCAACTTAAAGATATCGCAAGCTTTGACAGTATTCGACAAATTATGTATATTATGATATGATTAGTAAAATTAAATTTAAGGGGGATTTGCCTATGAAAGAGAAACAAAAAATAAGCAAGTCAAGTATAGTTATTGCAATGATTTTTCTTGTTATCATTGTTGCAACACTGCTTGCTCATCTAGGAGTGTTTAATGGATATAAATACTCTAAGAACGATAGAGAAATGATAAGTAGTGCAATTCAGATTATTGATGATTTTGAAAATGGAACTTTAAGTGCAAAAGAAGCAAGCACTAAAATGGAGAATTTAACAAATTTAGCAGAAAAACAAGCTGATGATAAAACACTTTCTGCCGATTTTTCAAGCGCTGAAATATCACTTTCACTTTCAGATAATAAGCTAGTATCGTCAGATTCTCAATCTGAATGGCTTAAAAAAATAAAAGAACGCCGAGAATCATTTAAGAAAATGTTAAAAGAAAGAAAATAAAGGAGTTTACCTATGATAAAGAGAATTGTAAGCATTATGCTTGTTATGTGCTTATTGAGCCTTGTAGCGTGTCAGAATGGTGCTTCTGATAATAATGTTGAAAGTACCAGTGAAGTCCAGACAGAACAAGAAACATTATTGTCAAGAGACAAGAGTGTATACCCTGATGATATAACTGTTGAAATGCTCAAGCGTACACCTAATAAGTATATTGATAAAGAATTCAAGCTGACAGGTAATATTGTAGCAGAATTAAAGTATGATGGGGAAGTCGAAGATAAAGACGGAAATACCCATACTGGTGAAGAATCCAGTGAATATATTGCTTGCTATTATTTAGCTGTTGATGGCAATAATGATGATACTGTTGTTTTGACATATTATAGAGACGATTTTGACTATAATTTGCTTGTTGGTGATAATGTGACAATGTATGGAACACTTCTTGAGGGTGGCATGGAATTTAAGAAAACAAACGGAACCATAACAACCATTCCCGCTGTTATAGCTGTTATGATAGATTTGAATAATTAAGATATTACCGGGAGCATTGCACTCCCGGTATTTTTATTAAGGTTAGACTAATTCACAATCGGCTATATTGACTGCGGCAAACAGTTCTCCGTCATGCACAAGTACAACTCTGTCGTCACTTCTTTCTGATACTGTATACTCATCAAACCAAGCCTTAATAGGTGTGCCATCATAATCAGTATCGCCAACAAATCTCACTGTGCTATCCTCTTCAATATCTTCACTGAATGGGATATCAGTAGGTGTATCATCAGAAATTGCACCGCCGACAAATTCAAGATTAGCAATATTGACAGCAGCTGTGATTGTTGTGCCAATACCTATGACAATTCTGTCTCCATCCTCTTCAATTACATCATATTCATCATAATATGTCGCAAATCTTACGCCGTCATAATCAATGTTATCAAGCACTCTGACTTTCTTGCCGTCACCACGACTTATTGTATCTGTGTTGATATCATTGTCACTGTCATAAATGCACTTGACAAGGTTGATGTTATTCTCGTCAATAGCAGCGGTAGTTACGCCATCAACACCGATAACAACTCTTCTGCCACTAGCCGATAAGACACTGTACTTATCATAGTAAGTTCTGAATGGCTCGCCATTATCGTACTGGATAGCGTTAATAACCTTAACTGTATCGCCTTTATGATACTTAGTGTCTGGTACTGGCTCATAGTCTGGCACTGTAATGTCTTCAACTACATGGTCTGTACAATAATCGGTATAGCAGTAGTTCTGGTCTACTGTCTGTCCGTTAATCTGTGTGTCTCTAAGATAATTAACACTTCCGCCAAACTGCCACATATCATAATCAACAGCGATGTTAGGGTTATTGCTAGAATACTTAGCAACCCACACGGCATAACCAGCTTCTTTTACTCTCGAAATATCTACATAATTGTTAATGCAGTTCTCATATGAGTATAAGCCGACATTTTTATATCCTGCATTTCTCATTTCATCAAGGAAAGCCATAATAATGCCTGTAAGGTCGTTACCAGTAACCATGCCTGCTTCAACATCATAGAACACCGGGTAGCAGAATGATTTGCCTGCTAAAAGCTGTGCAAAGTATCTGGCTTCATTTACAGCTTCATCAGCACTTAATGCGTTGCCGAAGAAATATGCTCCCTTGTGGATTCCTGCACTTTCCAGCTTATTGTAACTGTTCTCAAACTCTCTATCTTCATATAAGCCATCATCAGCACCGCCTGCCTTGATAATAGCAAAGTCTACACCCTCATTATCCTTTGCACCTTTAAAGTCAAAATCTCCTTGCCATCTTGATGTGTCAATTCCGAATAATTTACTCATAAATTACCTCCTAAAAAATAAAAGCATGGGAATTAACCCATGCTTTCTAAAATAAATATTAATCACTGTACTTTTGCGAGTAGTTTATTAACCTCTGTCTTAAAGTTATCATAATCACTATCACACTCCGACTTATTTGCAACATACAACTGATTATCTGTAATTGTCTGTCCAATTATTGCCGGACCGGTTTCTGGAATGTTTGCATACATTGCCATTGCAACCATGTTATTAATTATCGATGTTCCATTAATCGATATTGTTTTAACTGTTCTTAACATTTTTGCTCCTTTCCGTTAGCCAAACAATGTTCCTACTAATGTATTATCTACCCATACTTCTAATTTTGAATCTGTCCAAGTAAGCGTAACTCTGTTGGTTGAAGCTGTAACTGGCTGACAATAACCAAAGTATTGGTTCCATATTTGAATTGCAGATAAATCACTTGTAAATTTCGTACTTCCATTTATGTTTAAGTTATTAATTTTAGCCGTACCCATTACAGACAATTCGCAGTCAGTATAATATGTCTCCCCAGAAGAATCTATGCGCACATACCCTTTGCCTATGTTGCAATAACCATATATACTTCCATCGCTATTATTCCCTTGTAGCCATATTTGCTTTCTTGTTATACTGGCTTCTTGTCCTAAATTTGAATACAGCCAAAAACCAGCAGTCATGTCGTCTTCATCGCTTGGAGTGTATACTACTTTAATTGTATTAGTTCCGTCATCGTCATAGCCTAATAAAGCGTGGCCCTGAATCCTTACTCCATTATTAGATGTATTATTCCATACTTTAAGCTCTCCGCCTCGCATAGTTGCCGCCATCGAGTATTCATTTCCGTCTGAGCCCACGCCCGTTCCTTTCGAGGTTATTGTTCCATCTGCTGTAATAGTTGTATTGGTTGATGCGAGTGTGAATCTATCGCCAGAAATATTTAAGCCGCCTCTAGCTGTGATGTTTATGGTATCTGCAATAGCTTCAATAGCAGATTTAAGCTCGCCGGTGGTTGGGTCTTTTTTAATGTACAACTCCAAACTCGCTGACGTAGCATAGTCTTTTAGACTGTCTTTGGTTGCATATGTTGCTGACACATCAGCTCTAATGCTGTTACTTTCAGCTGTTACTGCTTGCGTAATGGCATTATTCATAAAGGTTGTTTTGGTGTAGTTTTCAGACAAGTTGTCTTCTATATTCTGGCACCAATCTTGAGCGTCACTAGCTTTTGTGTTAACTTCGTCAATTGTGTCTGATAACTTTCCCTGTTCTGTATATAAGCCAGATATTGACAAGCTGTTAGAATCAGCGGTCTGCTTGATTGTATTAACAGTATTTGTCAATGTTTCAACTGTACTGCCATCAGCCTTGGTGTTTAATGTTTCTGTCAATTTAGTTATTGTTGAACTGTTCCCATCAACTGCTTGCTTAACCTCGTTAAATGTCTTAGTATCAACCTTGCTACCCATGTCAGTTTCAAGAGTAGTTGTTCGCGTTTTAAGGCTTGATAATTCACTGTCTGTATCAGTTTTCCATGAACTGATTTCAACATCAAACTTCTTAATACCGGTAATCTCGCCATTGATGTTAATGATGTCCTGTAATGCCTTAGTAACATCGCTGTCCTTAATTAATACCCACTCATAGTTAGGTGCTTCTAATGTACCTGTATCAGCAAATCTGTATGAATATCCATCTGCACTTGAAGCCGGATTAACTACATAGCAGATATCGCCTATATGCTTCTTTCTCGTGGCATCGTCTGCCCAATTAACAGCCGGTTCATTATTAAGTGTAGGTATTTCTGCCTTAGTGAATGTCTCAATATTTCCGTCAATTTGCCCCTGTAAATCTTCTTGCACCTTGTCTAAATATTCTTTTGTTGGTACTTCTTGTGCCAATTTGTCAAGGTCAACAGAACCAGTGCCAATTAATTTACCATTAATTCTACCAACTGTTATATTATCAGCATTAAGGTTAGTAACTATTATCTTGCTTGCGTCAATAGTACCGGCTGTCAGCTTATTAGCGGACAGACTCTGTACCTTTTCGTTGGTTACTGCGCCATCTTTAATGATAGAAGTTCCTACAACTTGAGCTGTTACGTTTGCGAAATCAATTTTAGCATAGGCTAAATTGGCTTTATCAGCTGTCAAAGAGTTAGCCTTAAGGTTTGTAATCTCTGCATTAACAGCTTTAAGATTTTCAATATTTGCATTAATAATGTCTGCATATGTTGCATCTAACTTATTTGTTTTAAGATTTTCAATGCTTGCGTTAGTTGCGTTAAGATTAGTTATTGTTGCATAAGTGATCTTAGCTGTATCTACATCTAACTTGTTAATCAATGCCTTGTTAATAACAACTAAATCAGCATAGTACCGTTCCATTTGCTTGGTTACCGGTCCGGAAGCTACACTTGTATTCTCTGTATCAGATTGACCTATAGATGTAACTGTATCCATCAAACCGCCGTCACATTCGTGCGTAATCTGCATTATAGGCACTTTGTAATCAACGTCACCCTTGCTGACAGTTATAATATCGCCAACTTCTAATCTGTAATCGCCGACAAACTTAACTGTAAGCGGTCTGAATTGAAAGCCACCTATCTTTTTATAGACTTCATCAAGAATTGCTTGTGTCATAAACGGATTGGCAAAACTAAGCCCTGTTGCACCACTACCGCTAGTGATTGTGCTAGTTTCCTTATCGCCGGACTTTGTGTTATTACAAGTCAGTTTTTGTATGATGAAATCCTTAGATGTTGTAAATGTAACGCCCTGCTGATAATACTTATGTCCGTCAAGTACATAAGCACTATCTTTATACCACCTTAATTCAAGGTTTCCGTCAGAATTAATTACCGCATTACAGCCTTGCAACATAGCCATATAGCCGATAATTTCTCTATAAGTGTAACCTTGTGGCTTGTCGCTGATTGTATGTGCTGAGACTATGTTTGTTGCTAAAGATATACCTAACTTGCCACATATCTCATTAAGAATAGCTTTGTCTGTGCTAGGAAATGCCATGTCCGAAAAGTAAGGCATGTCAGCCTTGTACATTCTGTCGTATGCTTCATAGCTTGTGTATTCTCCGTCACTTGTCTGCTTAGTAACTGTAAATATTCCCAACTGAATATACTCAATCTCTGTGTCAACCTTAACACCCTCAAATATGGCAATCTCCTTATTTTCAAGGCTTGTTGTTGGCATATAAATAGAAAAGGTAACACCGCTACTGCAAGTGTTACCTATCGTAATTTCATTATTGGGATTTATTATGTTTTGAAACTTGAAATTGTTAAGCGTTTCAGTATGTTCTTTTCCATCAACAACATACTTAGAATAGTATCTTGCACTATTTCCCTTAACAATTTCCGTCATAGCTGTGTCTAATATCTTCATTCTACACCGCCTTTATTGATTAATTAATGGCTTATCATAAATTCAATTGAGTATAATTTAGCTGGTGTAATTTCTTCGCATTTATCGAATGCGTCCATAGGAAGCATTGTCATGTCAGGCACTTCAATCTCTTGCTCATTGATTTCCTGCAATTCTTCCTGTAACTTCTTTAAGTTCTCTGATGTAACCTGATACTGATTATCGTTAATAACTGGATTGCCGCTGTCGTCCTTATCTGCATACTTAACCTTAGTATCTTCTATGGTCTGTAGCGTTGCTTTGTACAGTTCTTCCAATGCCTTAATATTGCACATAACAGCCATAGCGATTCTGCCTGTAGTCTTGTCGTGCGATATGTTACTTAAGCTCTGGAATCTGTCTATTAACTCACTTGTTTTAAGTTTCATGTGGAACCCTCTCCTTTATTTCTGAATTAAACTTAATTTTGCTCCGACTATTAGTCCATCCTCATTCTTTGCCCTTGTAAGGTACGGATATGTCACATCTCCTGTGTATATTGTCATTTCCTTTTGTGTGCCACCTAAGAATAGGACTTGTGCCGTTGGGAATGGGTTATCTACGTCGCTTACTACATTATCAAGCAATAGTGCCTGCTCGCCTGTTAGCGGCGGTAATTGAAGCTCTACTTTGTCTTTGATATCCACGATTGTACCTACCATTTCGCCGTAGTCATTTCTTCCTGTATTTTTAGACCATATCTTATTTCTGCTGTATGTGTAGCCGTTATATGCCACTGGGAACCTAACTCCCTCAATCACAACTGCGTCAATCAATCGAACCACCCCTTTCAAGGCATTAAAAAAGGAATGCACCATTTCTGATACATTCCTTAATATTTCTATTGCATTAATTCAATTAGTGTTATATAATGTCTGTACTGCTTGTTTAAGCGGTATTGTAACTTTTGGCTGTCAGTTGTCGGGCTGGCAGCCCCTTTTTATTTATTAAATATTAAATGCTGGCTGTCCTGTCATAGCTGTATACTGATTAGCATATCTCTGTGTTGTTCTGAACACTTCCTGTCCGTCAATCTGTACAACAATGTTTCCGTTTTGTTGTCCTACATTTGCATTAGCAAATACTTCTGACATGCCCTCAATAACAGCTTGCTTAATGCCATCTGTTATCTGCTCGTTGTTAGCAACCGCTGTCTTGCCATTAGAGAATTTTCCGACAAGCTCGCTATGGTTTGCATAGAAGAATCCATCTTCTGGGAATCCGCCCACTGCATATTTAGGTGCAATCTTTATCTTACCGAAATTAATTGCTCCACCTCTGTTTATTTCACTTGGTGTCATTTTACTAGGGTCAATATCTGCATTGATATCAACATCAATCGAAAATGCTTCCCTTAAAGTTGCTTGAACTGAATCAGTAAAGTGCCATGCACTAGCGTTAAAGCCAGACATAATATTCTCTGCAAGAGATTCTCCTTCGTCATATCCGATATTACCGGCGTTTATTTGCCCTACAATGTTGGAAAATGCACGTCTTGTTGCTTCTGGTATGTTCGCAATTCTATCATCAAACATTGTGTATAATTGATTACCGCCATTTATACCGGCTGACTGTGAAAGCGCCTTGACAGTTTCCTCTACCGATGTAAAAGTGTTAGTTCCATCAAGTTTTGTCTTGTCAAATGCTTCTCTGTAGCTGTTAGAAAACGCATTTGCTCCGTCACTTGCTGCCATTGTCAATTCACTTATTGCAGCCTTTGAACTAACTACCATATCATGATAATGTTGTGTAGCAGATGTGGTGTATTCATAGGTTGTATCGTTAAGCTCTTCGTAGGCTGATATACTTTCATCTATTGTAGGACTTAACTGTGCAATGGTTTTATTGCAATCGTCAATTTCATCTTTAAGTGAATTATACGAACTCTGGACTTTCTTAATGTCGCTAACATTATGTGTACCCAGTTCATTGTACATCTGATTAAGTACCTTGCTGTTGTCTGAGCCAATTGTTGTAAGTACTTCGTACAACTGCGACATGTCAGATAAATCATTTGTCTGTCCGTAAAAATCATAAAATTCATCTACGCTACCTTTGTACAATTTAGTAATGTACTTCTCAAGCGTACTCCGTATCTTCTTATAATCTTTAGAGACCTGTTGGAATTGCTTATTAGCAATGTTTTTCTGATTGATAGTATCTACAAGTGTTTCGTTTGCCTTATCAATACTGCTTTTATCGTTTACATCAATATTGATTACAGTATCCTTAAGCCCGTCAATCTGCGATTTCAGCTTAGATACTCCTTCTTCTGCCCTTGTGCAATCCGCTGTAACTGTTGTTACATAACCTTTTTCGTCAATTCCAAGTACTTCCGTTTCGAACCATTTATGTAGCTTGCTATCGTTTCCTAAGTATTTTTTTATTCCCTTTGCAGCAAAAATTGTTGAAGCGATATAGATACTAGCAACAATGCCAACAGGAATCACTGTTGAAGCTGATAATGTGTCAAGTGCGTACATAGATTTGATTACTATTGTTTCCCATGCACTCTTTAATCCGCCTGTTGTTATAACTGTCTTAGCTGTATCTATAGTGATTTTCTTCGCAATTTGACCGCCGATAAATTTACCGATTCTTGTATAATTAAGAAGTGCAAAACCTGCTATTATAGCTGTTTCAAGCGGTGCTTTTTTGAAACTTTCCTTAATAACTTTTGCTATAGCTTCCCATATCTTAAATTTTAGCTTAAGCGCTTTAAATAAGATATCTACCCAATCAAGCCCCGCAAGAAAATCTCCAATATTTTCGCCTAACTTCTCCCAGTCAACCTTATCAATAATCTTCTCAATCGTATTAAAAACAGCTGTAACAAACTGGTTAATATCCTGTCCTGCTTCAAACCAATCTCCTAGTTTTACATCCATAGCAAACTTTTTAAGAGGTTTTGTAATTGGGTCAAGAATCTTCTCGATTCTATCAGCCCAAGCAACCGCTGAATTTTCCATATTGGCAAATGCTTTATTCCATGCCGCTTCATAATCAGCCGCCGCCTTAGTAATATCATCTGTCAAATCAATAGAGCTACCGCCACCACCGCTTGAGCCTTTGCTTGAGCTTGTATCGTCCTGCAATTTATTAATTTCATCAAATCCCATAAGGGATAATGTAGCTTTCTTAGCTGAATCAGCCACATCTTGATAGCCGCTTGAAATATCTTCTAAGCCATCTGTTGTATCTTTATACCCGCTTTGTCCAAAACTCTCAAAATCAATCTTAACACCCATTAAAGAAGCAAGATTGACTAATAATCTTTTTATAGCAATAGTAACGCCATTTACAATCGGCATAACCTTTGAAAGAATTGGAATAAATAGCTGTCCTGCTACCATTCCTACTTCTTTCATATTGTTACTGAACTGGCGTAACATATTACTTGGGGAGTTGATTGTCAAATTTGTTATCGTATAGGCTCTTTATCCTATACTTCTTATAGTTTCCTATAAGTTCAGAGTACATTATCACCCACGTTTTTACGTTTGGTTTGGTGGTAGCCACTTCCACCTCATACTGCCCTATATGCAGTAGTGTCGGACACTCTTGGGAATATTATATTTATTCAATTCCTACTCGTTACGATACTCAATAGCCTGTTCGTAATCTATTGAGTTATCTCGGTATTAGCATAGTTGAAAACTTTAGCTTTTACCGATTTTGCCCGATTGCCATAAGATATTTCTATTCTTATGCAACACTTGGAAGATAAGCTATATCATTAACTTTCTTCCGTCTATTAGCTAAATCACCCCAAGATACTTTTGATTGGTCTAATATTGCTAACACTCTTAACTGCTGCTTTTCCATCTGTGTCATTTCTGATACAGACTTAGAAATACCTAAGTTATAAGCATATGTCGCTAATGTAGCATTAGTAATATCAATACCATATTTATACAATGCCCTTGATTGACCGATTAAGCCACTTTGTAAGTTCTGTGCTACTGTTGAATAGTCCACGTTAAAAAGCGAGCTTATATCGCCTGCAAGCATTGTCATTGACTTTGTTATTGCTGTTGTTGCTTCACCCGTCTGTCCTAGTGAGTTAGTGACAGAGGCTAACTGTGAAGCGTACTGTGTTATCTCTTGTATGTTAAGTCCTAAGTTCTTTGCTCCACTTTCTTCAAGTAAGCCACCTTGAACATTAACTTTTAAGCCAGATAGTTTTCCAAGAGTATCATTTACTCTACTTTTAAAACTTTCTGCGTATGCTGTTGCGTTATCGTAGCCGTACTTTTTGTAATCCTTATCCCATTCTGAACCAATCTTGCCAAACGCAACCGCTTGATAGTTGAACGCTTCGATGTAATCTGTTGTTGACTTGATTGCTTCTATAAGTTTCTTACTGCCACGAATTACCATAAAATAAGTGGCATAAAACTTACCTATTGCACTTGCTAAGTTCCAACTACTTCTAGTTGCTGTCCTAGCACTTGTAGACACGCCATACAGTGACTTTTGAAGTGAGTTTGAAGAAGTACCCACCTTGCTACCTTGACTAGCAAGATTAGCCAATGCGTTAGTCATTTGAATAACATTCTGACTTACTGTTGGTGCTCTTGATAGCGTTGTCATTAAGCCATTTAAAGCATTGCCCAATTTTGGAATGTTTACAACGGCGTTTTCTATACTCTTACTGCCTAGCTTACCAAGTGACTTTGCAAATTCTGTGACTTGTGTTGCATTTTGCGGAATAGTTGATATGCTTGCAACTGCCTTTGTGACAGCTTGAAGTGATGTAGCTGTGTTAGTTAGTGCAACTGAATCAACAGAACCTATCTTTGTGATGTTCTTAGCAAGTCTTGTAAAATCTGCTGTTCCTGCGTTCATATTCTGCATAGCAGAACCCAACTGACTAACACCACTCGCAAGACCGCTTAGTGATGAGCCATTCACAGTTGCAAGTGATGTTGACAGCCTTGTAAGATGTTCTATTAGTGTATCAACAGAATCAATAGCTTTCTTGGCAGTACCGGTAATTTTGACTTCTAATGAATCTAATTCCACGCTTATACCTCCGGCTTATCATTTTTAGGGTGCGTTAAATCCCAGTTTGCTTTGCGTATTTTCATATTCAAGACAAACTCTTCTCTCTTTCTTTGTATTTCATCTTCACTGTTCTCTTTTTTGTTAATATCTCTATAAATAGGCTTATCTGGGTATTCAAGCTCACCTTTACCCCAAGCACCACTTCTAACACCTATCTTGATTGCTGGAAGTATGTAACTACCTATCGCAAGCCATATATCTGAATCCATTCGTTGTCTTTCAAGTTTTTTGCCCTCTACAACAGCCCATAGCTTTTTAGGTGTCATTTTAAGAAAATCTGAATAACTAACGCCTAGCGAACTGGCTAAAACAAAGTATTCTTCCCATATTATTTTGTGGAAGTCTGCTTTTTCTTGTGGTCCTGTGGTACTACTGTCGGCTTCTTCTGCTCCTGTGCCGCTTCTTCCACATTGTTCGCCATTTCCTCTAACATCGTTGTTATTCCGCTCAACTCGAAAAAACCATCATCTTCCATCGCTTTCTTGATTTCTTCAAACAATGTTCTATATCCGTAACTCTTATCTGTCTTTCTTTTCTCTGTAATATATGCCCTAGTGAGTTCCTTTGCTTCATTCATAGTTACTGGATTATTGTCAATACAGCCTGCATAAATGGCTAAAATGCAAATCTTTGGCACATCTGCTGTCATATTTGCTAACCCATCAAAAGAAGCCTGTGCAACACTTTTATCCGTTTGCGCAAGTAAGTAAGAACCATTAACGACAGAAAACATTTTCTGCACTATCTCTTTACACTCTGCTGCACCAAAAGAGAACTCAACTTTGTATTCTTTTCCGTTTACATTAATATTCATCATAATTTTTACCCTTTCCCACCCTATCGTCCATATAGGGAAAGGTGCGGATTTTACACCGCACCTACCTTTTAAAATAATTATTCTGTTACATCATCAAGATATGATGTATAGTCGGCTGTTTTGGCGTTTGTGCCACCAATCGACACAGCCTTTGATTTAGTCGATTGGCTTATCATTCCCCCGATGTTGGGGTTACTGCTGTATCTGTTCCTACCATATCCTCAATAATAAGGTTGATAGCCATTGTAAGAAGCCCGTTCTGCTCCTTACTTGTGATTGGTAACTTTGATGGTGGTTGTGCTACAAAGAACTCCGCGTCTGTTATGCCCGGAGTAATCTCCTGAAACCACATTCTCTTACCGCCTGTTAATCCATTGTATGCTGTAATAAGAGTTTTCCATTCTTCAATAGTTGCGTCTGTCTTATTAACTGTTACTGCAACTGTATCTGTGACTGTATCTCTGCCTGCAATGTTTCTTGCCTGCTTATCTTCAAGTGCTGAAGCGTCTATCGCTTCTGGTGTTACTGTAATTTCATCAATAGAATTAATTCTTGTAAGTAACTTGAATGATGTTGGCTTTGTACCTGCTGTTGTTTCAACTCCATAAGAGAAAGTAACGCCCAGTGTACTTAATCCTGCTACTGCATCTGCCATTGTCTACCTCCTAAAAATTTGCAAAAAAATAAGAGCATTTCTGCTCTTTGCTACAATAATCTGTCATTTGCTCCAATTAACCGCCTAAATCTAGCGGTGCTCTTATGTACTTTGTTACTGATTGAGAACTCTGGCATTGCATTGCCTTGAAATCTCATTGTCTTAAATGCATCTGTAATTACTGCCATAACCTTGCGACAGTCAGGCTTGCTTGTGTTAGTGGTAACATCTACTTGAAATGTTGCTAACAATGCGTTAATTGTCTGTCCGTCAAGTGTTTGCCCTTGTTCAACTGCTGACAGTAAATGAATGTATACTGTCGGGAATACTGCTTGACCGCTGCTTTCCCCCTCATTTGTTATGACTATCTTTGGATATTTCTTTTTAAGCTGTGTTAGGGTTGTAGACTTGACAAGTGCTGTGACTGTATTCTCGAGGTCTATCGCCCAATCGTTTGCATTTGCCATTAACTAAACACCTCTCTTGCTATCTGCTTATACTGATTAATAATCTCCATTGTAGCGTTATACATAGGCATTGTAGCTTTAACGCCGTGTGTGTAGTGCCATTGATTGTCATTACCTAAGTAGTACCAGCTATCTTCAAATGCGTGGATTTGCCCTGGATATGTTCCTACGCCCAAGCCAAAATCATTAGCCTTTGGATTTTCATTGCCACTGTTGTAATAAACACCTGCACCGAATTCAATTGCTAATAGTGTGTAAAATGGCTCTCTATCTTCTACCTCAACAGTTTTACCGGTAGCAATTAAAATAGCTTGGTAGCCATCTTGAATAGGCTTTCTGTCAACTCTCAATGTTACTGTCCTACCTAATGGACTTTCATTAACACTCATAATTGCTGCTTTGTCGCCTAATTCTGCTAATCGTCCAACAAGCAGTTCACATTTATACTGTAAACTCTGTTTATACTGTTGTAGCTGTCTGATAGCTTCATTTACAGACTTTTCAGACAAGGATATATCAATTGTATGTCTTGCCATATTACACCGCCTTAGAGCAATTTTAAGTCCACAAAAACTTTAAATATTTTAGGGGATTGAATTGCAAACCAATCAACAGTTGTTTCATCGTGTCCAAATTGTTCTATATGCTGCCAATTGCACTGTAATCCGCTTTCAGACAAAAAGGCGTGTATTATTTCATGCCTTAACTGTTTCTTTTGCAGCTCCTCAAAATCGCCCACTTCATTATAATTATCAGAACGGATTACTATTAGCTTTGCTGTATTGTCGCAAAAGCCGTCCATATCTTTATCGTTAAGTTGCCTTAACTCGATAGCGTATGCTGTTCCCAAAACATTAATCGTTGTGTCTTTCATAACGCACCTACTTCACAACCGCTTTAAGCATATACTTAGTTGAATACAGTGCCGGCTTAATGCCTACAACAGTGAAGTCCGCTGATGTTTCGTCAACAAGGCTGTCAGATGTGTATGTAGGCTTGCTATCAAGCCAAATAAGGTCACCTTTTTGAATAGGCAATGTATTCCTATCTGTCAGCAAAATAGCGTCAAAATCAGCGGTATCAAAGCCGTATTCTTTACTCTGTGCTTCTCCACCGCTGAAAGCTATGTTTGCTTCAAAATCCTCGGGCTTTGAAAAACCTGTTTTCTCTTCAAGAACTTTAGGTATCTTATTTCCCTCATCATCAAGATAAGGAATGAAGTTGCCCTCTGTGTCGGTATATCCCTCATATAGGATATTGCCGTCATCATCTCTTTCGTAAATAGTTACTGTCTGTCCTTGAAGTGAATACTTCATAGCCTGCTTATTGATGTCAAGCATATTACTTCACATCCTTGCCAAATCGCTTCCATAATTCAGACAGCTTTTCCCATCCATACATTGAAATAAATGCTACAACAAAACCTGCCATAATTGCCGCAAGAATCATGTACCACAGTATTGTCATCTGAACATACTGCATATAGGCAACAAAAGCCGCTACAGTAATACCGATTGACAGGATAAATACTATAATATCTGTAGGCACTTTATTGAATACTCCAATGCCCTTAATTACTTGTGTAATTACAGACACTACAAAAGCTAACGCCCCGACAATCGCTAAGATAATTGTCATATTTGCGATTAATACCTGCATAATTTCCATTCTGCTATACCTCCTTATCTTCATTAAGCCGCGTTTCCAATCCGTCTATTCGGTGGTGTGCCGACTTTACACTTTCCTCAACTTTAATAATCCTGTTATCATGAGAATTAAGCTCTTTTCTCATTTCTATAACTTCATTCTTTATCTCTGTTGTGTTGCCTGATATTGTGTCAAGTTTCATATTTATGCGTGTATTTTCCTTTACACGCTCTGTAAGTTCTGCATTGTCAGACTTTTTGTTGTTCTTAAGATTAAATCCCAACGTAAACAGTCCGAAAAAGACGGAAAAAGCAACTGAAATAATGCTTATAATTACTGCTATTGGCATTGATATACCGCCTTTCATAATTAATAATGGCACACTGCCCACCACCCTTAATGTGTGCCGCCTGCTACCGTATTGGTAACGCACAATCTTCTATAAAACCTTAGCAAAAGGAAATACCCCAACAAATAAGCTGTCTCTATCTCTCCAAGTTCTGTTGACACCATTCTCATTGTAGCTTGCCATGAATGCTTCACCTGCCTGTGAATGGTCGTAGACAGCCAGATTAACGATAACACTCTCAAACTTCTTTAAGTCCTCGGTTATCATTTCGTCTGTGTAGCTGTCAGGGTAATTTCTTCTTGCTTTTACATCTTCTGTAGCCTGTTTAATAAGTTGTTCGATTATTGGATTATCCTCTTTGCTATCAAACACTACCACATCAGATGTCGTATCATCATCGTTTGTGACTGTATCAATATGAAATTGTTTAAGTCTGATTTTAACTTGTTCCAATGTGGTGTATTCTGCCATAGTTCAAACCCTTTCTAAAGCTCTACATTTTCCATTACTGCTCTTGCTTCAAGAACTGCAATATAATCTGTCATTGCTTTAATCTGCATATTATATGTACTTCTAGGGCAAGTTGGAGTAAATGTAAGTTCATCGTTATTCCACTTATCAAGCATATTTTTTAGTTTCTTATAGCGAATAACTACTTGCTGATACTCTGCTTTAAATCTCTCTTTGTAATCAGCACTATTCATCATTTCTACTGTATCTTTTAATTCCATAGCCTAGCTCCTATAATCCTAATTTCTCAATTAACAGCTCTTTAAGTTCTGCTCCTGTAAGCTCCATTGCGTTCTCAATGCCCTGCTCTAAAGCAAGTGTCTGTAAATCTGCTGTTAGCATACGCTTGATAGCTGTCTTTGTGTAACCGCTTGTAGGTTGAATAGGAAACTTGTCCTGTTCTTCCTCGTATTTAAGCTCATCGCCATAAACAGCTTCCTGTCTTACATTATCTGCTGTTACTTCTTCACTCTGCTTTGCGGCGTTGATTTTATGTCGTCTTAATAACATATGAACACCTCTTACTTTCCGAACTTAGCAAGAACAACCTTTGAATCGTTGCTTAAGACTGCTGTATAGTGTTCATCGCCAGAAATAACAGTTGTCTTTGCAAGAATATCTCTGTCCGATTCAATCTCAACGCTTCTCTTCATATAGATTGTAAGTGCGTTCTCTTCTTCTGACACGCCATCTGCACCTGTGTCCTCGTTAGGGTCTTCTGCTGATACGATAACAATAGGACAAGCGTAGAACTCTGTTGTAACAGCCTTTAACTTGCTACCTACCTTGATTTCCTTACTCTTTGGCTTGAGTGTATGTGCAAGTGCTGTGTCAAGGTGAACATTAGTTGTATCCTCGCTTGTTGTATCAGCTACAACATTGATTGTTCCTGCCGAATCATCAAGCTCATACTTAACCAGCTTAACTTTCTTAGACTTAACAACCTGTGCTCCTGCGATAGAACCGATAGTGCCATTCATAATTACATTAAGTGGGTACTTGTCATTGCTCTTAAAATCATCGTCATTAAGTAATGTGGCTTCCTGTGCTGGGTTAATGAATAATATCTTTGTAAGTGATGAATCCGATTCATCATCAAATTTGCTATTAGCTGCTACAACTGCTGAATAGCTGATAGGTGCTGCTGTTCCATCGTAATCAATAGGTG